TGTGATATTTGGCTGTGCGGCTGTTGTTAGATTGCCAGCAATAGTTGTTGCTTCAAGATTACCTTTGAATGTCTGCGCACGAACATTACCTAATGTACTAAATGTAACTATCTCGCCTGCTATACTTGTTTGACTACCAAATGCAAATTCTGCATTGCTAGTATCCCAACCCATAAATGCGATACGTGCTTGTGTATCATAATAGTTTAGTGCTGAACCAACATCTTTGCCACTATTACTTGAAGGGGCTGCACCGTTTGGCCCAGTGTTTAAATTAATTATTGGATCTTCAATTGATAATTCTTCAACATTTACATAGATAAGATTGCCATTTACAGTTAAGTTTCCACCAACTACTGCGTTCCCATTTACATTTAAGTCAGTTAATGTACCAACACTTGTGATATTGGGTTGTGCTGCTGTTGTTAATGTACCACTTACAAAGTTTGCACTTACTAAGTTACCACCTGCAAGATTTGCTACTGTAGCATTACCTGAACTATTCAGAGTACCGGTAATATTTGCTCCAGTAGATGTGATTACTAATACGTTTGCTACACCACCTACACTTGTATTAACATTGCCATTGGCTGTTGGTATGTCAGTATTTGATGTACCATTACTGATACCTGATGTAAGTACAGTTGCCCAACTTAAGTTACCTGAGCCGTTAGTTTGTAGAAACTGTCCGCTTGAACCACCAGTAATAATTACATTGCTATTAGGGCCTAAGTTGCTTACGCCGTTGGCTGTAAAGTTGATAGTAGATACATCGCCATTAGCTTGTATTATTGTTACTGCAAGATCGCCTGTAGAGAATCCTGCTATTGAATTAAGCGGTTTTAATGCCATTGTATGTAACTACCTGTAAAGGATATATCATTATATAGTTCTATATTGAGTCACCCAAACAGTTGAGTTAGAACTTGAAGGGGTAACTTGCAACGCTATATTACTACCTACTACATTAACTGCTATTGTACCAGTACCGCTGCCTAAATTTACACCTCCAAACGTTGAGTAATCTACATTAGTACCATTAGTAACAGCAGTGACTAGTGCCATACTATATTTTGAACCTGTGTTATCAGTTGCCTTAACTATCCATTCAATACCAGTTACTCCACTTACAGGAATAGTTGATATTGTTTGGTTAGCAGATGTAGTAGTTGTAGTAACTGTGCCCCAATAAATCGCAGTATTACCTATTTGAGTTCCAACACTAGCACTTATGTTTCCACTAGTAATTAAATTACCACCAGTTATATTGCCAGTAGCACTTACTACGCCGGTTAAACTTACGTTACCTGCGCTTACGTTAGCAGTAAAGACACCTGCTGCTGCACCGATGTTGCCAACATTAGCATTGCCAGTTACACTTAATGCTCCAGCAGTAGTTAAATTACCGCCAGTGACGTTGCCTGTAGCAACAATCAATCCTGCAGTGCCTAAATTACCTACGTTAGCATTACCTGTAACAGCAAGTGTTGTTAGCGAACCAACGCTTGTAACGTTAGGCTGAGCAGCTGTTGTTAATGTACCAGTTAATAAACTTGCGCCTATAGTACCACTATTAGCATATACATTACCTGCTATAGCATTGCCTGTGACTGCTAATGAACCAAGTGTACCAACACTTGTCAAACTTGAATTTATAATACTTGCGTTTAGTGTTGTGCCAGTTAAGTTAGCAGCGTTTGCTGTAATAGATGTATTTGCAGCATTAGTCAACTGACCTTGTGCATTAACAGTAAACGTTGCTACCGCATCGCCATTACCATATGTACCTGCTGTTACAGTGGTATTAGTTATACTGAAAACTGTACCGGTTAATGTTAGACCTGTACCTGCTGTAAATGTACCAGCACCACTAAATTGAACCCATTCAATTGGACTTGTGCCTACTGTCGGAACTGCATCAATCTGCACCCAACCAGTTGAGTCGTATTCATTGCCGCCTGTGACAAATGTAAAGTCACCACCTTGTATCTCACTAGAAGTGTTATAGTCAGTTGCTCTTGTTAATACTGTGCTGCTTGTAAAGACATAGATACCATTTTGTGCAGCAGCCGTCTGATTTTTAACAAGTATGCGAGTACCAACTGTTGCGATATTTACACCGTCAATAGTTGTATATGATCCTGTGGTTGTGAGTGTTGCACCTACACCTGCAGTGCCGTTATTATATGTAACAGTACCGCCTGATATTACAGCAAGTGTATTTGGTGTTGCCGCTGCACAACTTGCGTGTATGTGCAAACCTTCTGCCACTTCATCAACATATTGTTTGGTAGCTGCGTCTGTACTTGCTACAGGTGTAGCAAGATTTGAAATTTTCTTAGTTGATACATCGACAGCACCTGTGCCAGTTGGTGCTAGTGTAATATTTTGATTAGTACCAGCTGCTGTAATACTAATACCTGATGTTTTACCAACAATTAAATCCGTAACAATATTTGCACTTGTTGTGACGTTGCCAGTAACACCTAATGAAGTTAATGTACCAACACTTGTGATATTTGGTTGTGCTGCTGTAGTCAGCGTGCCTGTTAGTAAACTTGCACCTATAGTACCACTATTAGCATAAACATTTCCTGCTATAACATTTCCAGTTACATCTAATGAAGTTAATGTTCCAACACTTGTGATATTTGGTTGTGCTGCTGTTGTTACAGTACCTGCAGTGCCTGCAGTTGCTACGTTTAAGTTAGCAACTTGAGTTGTGCTTGTAACTACGAGTGGGGCAGTTCCGGTCGCTACATTACTTTCTAGCGTACTTGCAACAACTTTGCCGGCAGTATTTATATTACCACCTGATACATTACCTGTGGCTGCTACCACACCAGCAGTAGTTAGATTACCACCTGAAACATTACCTGTTGCTGCCACTACACCTGCTGTAGTAAGATTACCGCCGCTAACATTTCCTGTAGCCGCAACGACTCCTGCAGTAGTAATATTACCGCCAGTAACATTGCCTGTCGCTAAAACCAGTCCTGCTGTAGTTAAATTGCCGCCAGTTATATTGCCTGTTGCGTCTACTACACCGGCTGTAGTTAAATTACCACCAGTGACGTTACTTGTAGCATTTAATGTACCAGTAATATTGGCACCAGTTGCAGTAACTACTAATACATTAGCAGTGCCATTCACACTTGTGTTTACATTGCCATTTGCTACTGGAATATTAACATTTGATGTGCCGTTACTAATTTGTGACTGCTCAATAGTAGTCCAACTTACATTACCTGATCCATTAGTTGATAGGAATTGTCCGTCAGTGCCGCCAGTGATTATTACGTTACTGTTAGGGCCTAAATTACTTACGCCATTAACTGTTAATCCAGTTAGTGTCCCAACACTTGTTATATTTGGTTGCGCTGCGTCATTTACCGTATTTGACAATGCCGCCGTCGCTGCCCTTAGATTTGCTACTAATGTAGTAGATACCACTACAAGTGGGGCAGTGCCAATTGCTACATTACTTTCTAATGTGCTTGCTACAACCTTGCCTGCTGTATTGATATTGCCACCTGTAATATTACCGGTAGCAACAATTACTCCACCTGTAGTTAAATTACCACCTGATACGTTACCTGTTGCTGTAATTAATCCAGCAGTACCTAGATTACCTACGTTAGCATTACCTGTAGCATTTATTGTGCCTGCAATATTAGCACCAGTTGCAGTAACTACTAATACATTAGCAGTGCCATTCACACTTGTGTTTATATTGCCGCTTGCTACTGGTATATTGATATTACTAGTACCGTTCGCTACTTGCCCTTGTAAGTTACCTATAAAAGTGTTTGCTACAATATTACCATTAGCGCCAATATTGATACTAGCCGGGGTAACTAAATCGCCATTTGTTTTAAATTGCCAAGTTTTTACATTACCTGCATTACCCAGGTTTGTTGCAATATATGCACCGTCTGGCGAATCTTCTACCCAAACTGCTGTGTTTGCATCTCCACTAAGTATTTCTACAAATTTTGATGTTGTGCCTGCTTTGATTGATACGTTTCCATCGGTAGTATTAATTCTAGCATTACCTGGTAATGTAATATTACCAGTAGATTGAAATTCTAGTGCTTTCGAAGTGCCTGATGTATTAGCAGTCAATGTAATAGAATTTGCTGATTGTATGTTTGACGTAATTACACGTTCTGTGCCTAAGTTACCAACATTAGCATTACCTGTAGCATTTAATGTACCTGCAACATTGGCTCCTGAACTAGTTACTACTAATACATTAGGTACACCGCCAACACTAGTGTTAATATTGCCATTTGTTGCCGGAATACTAACATTTGATGTGCCGTTGGCTAACGGCCCTATGAGGTTAGCGCCACTTATATTACCAGTTGCAATTAATATTTCTGTACCAATATTTCCAATGTTAGCATTGCCAACAATATTAGCAAGACCAGCAACATTTACGCCTGTCGCTGTTACTATAAATTGAGCCGAGGCATTACCTGCAACAAATGTTGCAACGTTTCCACCTTGGGTTAATGTTATATTAGTAGTACCATTTTTTAGTAATCCACTATTAATAGTAGTAATATTACCAGTGGTAATGATTGCTGTATCAGTACCTAAATTACCAACATTAGCGTTACCTGTAGCATTTAATGTACCTGCAACATTTGAACCTGTAGTTGTTACTGTAAATACGTTTGCTACACCGCCGACACTTATATTAACATTGCCGTTTGCTGTAGGAATAGCAACATTACTTGTACCATGTAGAATTTCGTCTGTTTCTAAAGACCCAGCAGTTAATACGCCAGTTACGTTTGCATTACCTGTTACTTTAAATAATTGTGTAGTATTATTAAATGTTAAATTTGCGCTTGCTGCAAAGTTATCATTCATGTTAAATTGCAATTCAGTATCACTTCCTGCTGCTTCTTGGAAGTCCCAGGGCACACCATTGCTATAATATAAATTATCTGTTAAAATTCCAAATGCTGCATTTGTATTGCTTATCGCAACATTGCCTACAAAAGTACCTTTATTTGCTGTAATATCTGCGTTTGGTAAAATTACATTGGCAGGAACTTCCCCTACCGAGAAGCCACCTACTGAATTTAGTGGTTTAAGTGCCATGTCTGCTAATCTCCGTTATCATTATTTATCGTTTTCTCATGTTTGATATGATGTGATCTGCATTTTATGCGATTGTAAATCTGCTGATTGTGGACTTAATTGTAAAACTAATGCCGGATCTGCTATAGTATTTCCAGCGAAATAATTTACGCTAAAGTCCCCTATATAACCGTTCACAGGTAATGTACTAAATTCTACATAGTTTACAGTAGTACCATATATTACTGCTGATATCTTTGTAATATTTCTAATATTTGCTGATGACTGAGTAGATATAATAGTAAAATCGACTCCGGCTAAGTTGGCAACTGGTAAGCTTATAATGGTTTGGTCAGAAGCTGCACTATTAGTTGTAGCGAAATAAACATTACTGTAACTAAACTTATATATACCTGCACCTATTACCATTGAGTTGGCTATTAAGTTACCTGCTAATTGCAAGTTACCTGTAACAGAATTATAAACTAAGTTTGGACTACCAGCAAACGCACCGTTGTTGTTAAATTGTATTTGTGTATTACTACCACCAGGCGTGCCGTTGCCCCCACCACCTCCTTCTATCCAACTTAGATTGCCAAAGCCGTCAGTAGACAATACATAACCATCAATACCGCCGGTAATATGAACATTACTATTACTGCCTAAATTTACATTAGCAGAGTTAGCAAAGTTGGCCTTACCTAATACTATCAAATTTGCATTTGCATTTATATTAGCATTACCTGAGGTTACAGTTAATCTAGCTGTTTGCGTTAACCCACTGGTTGTAAAATTACCAGAATTAGTTGTGCCATTAACAGTTAATGAAGTTAATGTACCAACGCTAGTAATATTTGATTGTGTACCTTCACTAACTGTATTTGCAATATCTGCACTATCAACGTTTAAGTTGGCAACGCGAGTTGTTGATATTACTTGTAATGGAGCAGTACCGTCAGCTACATTTGATATTAATACGTTTGATGCTGTTATATTACCTATAACTTTTAATGATGATAATACATTACCGACAACTGTGATGTTACCAGTTTGTGTATTTCCATTAACAACAAAAAGATTATTACTTGTAGCAAAAGTAAGATTTGCTGAAGCAGCAAATACATTATTATTATTAAATTGAATTTGTGTATTACTACCTGCTGGGTTAGCACTACCAGCAGGTCCGGTAGCTCCTTCTGGTCCAGTAGAGCCAGTCGATCCTGTTAGCCCAGTAACACCTGTACTACCTGTAGCACCTCTAGAGCCTGCTGGACCTGTGGCTCCGCTTGGTCCTGTTGGACCCAAATTACCTGTAGCACCTTCTGCGCCTGCTGGCCCAGTAGCACCAATTGGACCTGTAATGCCAGTAGCGCCTCTTGGTCCAGTTGCGCCTGTTGGGCCAAAGCCCGCATCACTCCAATATAATACACCGTTACCATATGTTGTTAAAACTTGATCTAAATTGCCGCCCGGTATATTAATATTACCAACATTAGAAAAGTTTACTTTATTACCTACAGTAAGATTTGAGGTAGTAGTTTGATTTACAACAGTTAAACTATTACCAATAGTAGTATCATCGCGTAAATCAATAGTTAAAGTTTGTGCTGAATTACTGTAGACAGCATAATTTGCTGTGCTGTTTCCAGCACCTATACCTATACCTAGACTACTTGTTTGTACTTGTACGCAAGCAATTTTTGCACTAATAATAACATTACCAGTGGGTTGATTGACACTTATTCCTGCCCCAGACTTTACGCTTAGTACAGAGCCTGATTCTTGTGAATCAAATAATTGATCAAAATTAAATTGTACTTTTTCAAACGCAACACGGATCGCATCTGCATTTGGATCATCGGGAAAACTACCGAAATCAATATTTTGTTGTGTGGCCATTGATAATAATACCGTTAATATAGTATTTATTCTTAAAAAAGAAATGCCCGGCTAAGCCGGGCACTCTAGTTAAGTAATATACTAAAATAACTTACTTTTTAACAGCAGGCTTTATACCCGCCAACTTAATCCATGAATTTAAATCTTCTTTTTCGCCGGTTCTAGCATCTTGTCCTGTAATGACAGGAATAGTTGTTTGACCAGTTACCTTAGGCTTGTTTAAACCACCTGCTATAGTTTTAGTCATAAACTCAATATCTTGTTCAAATGCTGTGTCTGTGCCTTTGCCCCCGGCATTGTTTGCCCACTCATCAACTTTCTTTTTCTTATCTTTCTTATCATCGTATTCAATGTCTTTAGTTACTTTCTTACCAGCCTTTTCTGCTTTATCATCATCTTTACCCTTATGACCTTCATCATATTCTATATCTTTAGTAACTTTCTTACCAGCTTTTTCTGCCTTTTTATCTTTTTTCTGAGTTGATTCCTCTGCTATCCATGCTAGTTTCTTGTATAATGATAAAAAGCTTGATTCGCTCATTGTGTCATTCTTTTCTTCTCTGTCTTTCTTGTCGTCATATTCAATATCTTTAGTTACTTTCTTTCCTGCCTTTTCTGCTTTATTGTCATCTTTACCTTTATGACCTTCATCATATTCTATGTCTTTAGCAACTTTCTTTCCTGCCTTTTCAGCATGTTGATCCATTTTATCAGTTGATTCTTCGTTTACATCTTCTGCTTCTTCTTGTTCTGCCTGACCTACTGAATTTGAACCCGGGGCTTCTGCGCCATCTTCGTTGGTAGCACCACCGCTTGCTGGTTTCCCAACATTATCTAACTCAGTGTTTCTTGCACTAGCATCGAAACCATCATCTTCAGAACCATCACTTTCTGATGTTGTAGCATATAATGTTTGATCTTTTGTTAGAACTTCATCTACTGCCTCTTTGTTACATACGTGATTTTCTTCCATTGTGCCGCCACATTCATCACAAGGCTCTTTCTTCATATCCTCATTTCCATGCAAATCTTCATCTTTATAATCATCATCGTCTGAGCCTATTTTTTGTAATAGCCCTTTCATATCTGAATGATGCATTTTTGGAGCACCATAGTCACTTACTGTAGTAACTACTGCTGCTGGTTCTTCAGCATCGCCCATACCACCTAGGCCAACTTGCTTAATGAATGCTAATAATTTACCTGCTTCATCTTCTGTGCCAGTTACGCTTACGCTATCTGGTGCCCCTTGATTACCAGTTGACATAGAAACACTTAGACCTTCATTTACAGTTTCTTCTACATCTTCTTTTAATAATTCATTTAGTTGTTTGTCTAATGATTCAAATGCTAATGACTCTGTTTCTAATACGTCTGAGTCTTTAAATTCTTGACCAAATGCCTTGAAAGTATTGCCAGGAGTAGTTTTGGCTTTGTGCTGCATGTATGCAGTCTTGTCCATCTCGTCTAGTCCTGCTTCCATTGTTGCTACTGCTTCTTCCATACCAGTAATTGGTTCGTTCTTAACGCCCATACCATAGCATTCATCTAGGCCAGTCTTGTAGCCTTCATAATAATGTTTTGCTTCTTCCATATCTTCATAATGTTTGACACGGCATGCGCGTTCTCTTAAACCATCTGCCTGACCTTCTTGATAGGCTGCTCTGTGTTTCTTGTTCATAGATTCTTTTACCTGTGTAATTTCTAGTATGTTGTCATTACGACCGGCGCCTAGACCTGCACCGTAGTCAGGACCTGACTTAGGAATTTCTGCCTCTTCAGTTTTTTTCTTGATGTTCTTAGCAATATCATGTGCCTTTACAATTGTTGACTTTTTCAATGGTGGCGTATCGCCAGTTCTTTTCATTGCTGCCGCCATACCAATTGCATATGGATTCTTTGCTTTTTCGTCAAGTGATTCTTCTTTCATAGCAGCGCCTTCGCCACTCTTCCAACCACCTTTTGCACGTAATGCGAAATTGATTTGACGCATCTTCTTTGCTGCTGGACTATCTTTGTCATGTGGGCCACTCTTGTGTAGTTTTGCCAACATTGACTTCAATTCTTCTTTGGTCTTATCTTTATACTGACCAGTTGGTTTTACTTTAGCATCGCCTGCCCACTTTTCATCAAGTTCTTCTTCTTTCATTGGTTGGTCATTCATAGTGATTTGACCGTCTTTAATTGCTTGAGCCATGGTTTTTGCTAACATGGGATCTGTAACTTTGCCTACTACCTCGCCGTCTTTTTTAAGTACTGAAGTTTCTTGCTTTTCCGGTTCAATTTTAAGGTTTGATGAAAGTTGTTCAAAAATCTTTTTCAAGGAAGGAAGATTTGATGCCTTTACTTCAACAGTTGCTTCTTCCGTTGTTTCAACAGATTGTTTTTCATCGTATAATTTTACAATCAAATCTCTAAATTCCATTTTAATTACCCTGTATTAGCGTGCGCCAGTCTTTGGTTTATCTGGTACTTTAATTTTAGAAAATGGACTCTTATCACCCATCTTTTTATCATCTTGATATGGCTTGAATGGATCAAAACTATCTGGAGTTTTCTTTGCTGCGAAAGGAATATCTTTGATGCCAAATTGATCCTTGCTTTGATCTTTAATGCTATTTAAATATGAGTTAGCATAATCAGCACTTGCTTTTTTACTTGCATCACCACCATCTTCCATTTGTTCATGTGTTAGAACTGGACTGTGTGACATTTGATTTTCATATTGTTCGCTTTCAGTGTCAATGCTTTCATCATACTTTGTATTCACTGCACGTACCATATTAATATTATAACCTAGTAATTGTGCCATTTGTTGTATCATTGGTTCTGTTGCTGGATAACGAAACTTACACTTAATAATTGTAACAGGTTGATTTGATAAGTTAGGAAAACCATATGGCGACTTCATTACTGGGGTAGTTTTTGGTGGTCCCATTTCTACTGGCTCAAACTTCTTTAGATTATACATAAACATGTCTAAAAAGTTTTTATCCACTTCGCCCGCAACTTTTACTGTAATATCATATGTATGTAGGCTTTCTACAATGTATTGTTTCAAACTTTTCATATTTGTTCCCTAATAATATTTATCACTGGTCTTTGTTTTTATTGGTCAAGATTTTAAGCAATTCTGTACGATCTAATGCTTTACCCTCGCCCAGAGGTATAGATTCTAGTTGTTCTTCATTCTTGGCTTGTTTTTGATCTATTGTTGCTTTCTTTAACTGCAATTCAATCATTTTAAGTTTTTTCTGTACTTTAGCAGTTTTAGCAGTAATAGCATGTCCTAGCATTGTGCCTGCAACACCGAATATTTCACTACTATAACGACTATCAACTTGCATACCTAAATCCATTAAATCTTTATAACTATTCTGTGCGAGATTTGCCAAATCATCCATTTCAATGTCGGCACTTTCTAAGCCACGTACTTGTGGTAATGCATTTTCTATCTTGTCAAGATTTTTAAGAGCTGCTTCTGTTATTTCTTGTGTTTCTGGTGGTAATTCGACATCATTAGATTCTGACGACACGTTTGCTAACTGAAACAATTCTTCTAACTTTTTGGTCATACATTATTTATTAACCCCGTTTTCCATTATAGAAAATATCATCTTCTGTAATTACACGAAAGGTTAGTCCTTGACGTTTGCAATATACACTGGCTGCTTGCCATTTGGCATAATTCAATGCTACTGTAGCACGGTCTTTAGCACTTGCAATTTTACTTTCAATAATACTTTGCTTTTTTGGTTTTATTTCTACAATCTCGCCCCGTTTATTACCGTGTTTGTCTTGGTACATTACGAAAAAATCTGGGACATACACCGTTTGCTTGCCAGTAAATGGATTTTTATAGGGCACTTTTATTGCTTCACTAGCCCATGCTATGATATTGTCATTATTATCACAAAACTTCATAAAGGTTAATTCCCAACCACTGCGAAATTTAGGCTTATGATTACCTACATATTTTTGTGAGTTTTGTGGGGTATAAACACCCGACGCAAATTTTTTCATCTTACAACATTTCTTGCTACAGGAAATACCGGAACAGGTTCAGTACTTATGCCATATAAGTTTGTTTTGGGTCTAAATGAATTAAGATAGAATATTAATGTTTGGTTTATAGTTACTTCATCTGTTTTTAAAGATTGCATTTGTTCTAATAATTCGATAGCAGGTATGCCCGACTCTGTAGAAACTCTAAATAAAAATGCCGTATATTGTTCTGCTTGATTTTCAGTTGTGCATACAGAAATAAAAAAACTACGAACTAAATCAAATTCAGCAGTAGGAACTATAACATCTGTCTTATAAAAACTATCAAATATTTGTGTAGTTTGATCTTGTTGATTTTTAGAAATATATGGCATACTATGAACCGCTTTAGCTATTTATCAATAGAAAAATGGGGTCATCGGTATATACATAAAATTTAAATTAACCGCCCCTACCTCTGGGGGCATTATTATCAACAACAGGAGTGCCTTTGTCTGATTGTTTGCCGTCTGGCGTTTCTGCTTTCTTTCTTAAGTCAATACCCGTTACATCCTTAATTGTGCCACCTACTGCCCCACCAACATTGGTAAATCCGCCTAATACTTGTTTGCCTAAGGTTTTAATACCATTAATTATTGGATTTCCTTGTCTAATATCAACTTTGTTTTCTTCACCACCATAGACTGTTCCTGTAGTCGGAGCTCCTGCAGCCAGTGCATCAGTTGCTTGGCTAGCTTTGTTATCGAATGTAAAAGATAAATTTCTAGTTTCGTTTGGTTTTGCACGTAAATTGTTTAATAGTGAGTTCTTTAATTCTGTTTTTAGCGTTTGTTTTATATCAGTGTTCTTTAATGTTTTATACGCTGCACCTGCTGCTCTAATTGCACCTAGTGGATTGTCGCCTGCGCCCTTTAATGCCCCGCCGACGCTATCAATTAATCCGTCCTTACCAAGTATCTTTCCAGTTGACCCAGGCATAGCAATAGGACTTTTTGTTCTATCATAATTTGCTACATCGCCAAAGCCAGGAACAAGATTACTAGGCTTATCTCCGTCTATTGCACCCTCATTATATACTACTGTTTCATAATCAAGTGTCATAATATTTTTCATAACACCTGCAGCTTCATCATAGGCATAGGTGTCATGTGCAAATTCTGTTATGGTTGGGTTTATTAAAGTGTAGGCTATAAAGTTTTTTTGATAAAATCCATATATAGTTATTTCACTAAAGAAATTAGGTTTTTTAGGCGCGCTATCATTTATTGGATTATATCCATAGAAAAGTTTTCCTGACAAATCATTTTCATAAATGTTTCTATTTTTAAAATCAGGATCTTGCACAGGCGCTGCTGTTTTACTACCTGCACCTGCCAACCCTCTTACTTCTCCTGTTTGTGTGTTTTTACTTAGGTCTTGACCGAAACCGCCGCGTGTACCACTAAATGAAACTTTAGGTACAGCACCATCATAATAATAATATGTATAATATGCAGCCCACAATTTATTCATACTGTTGCCGTTATCGTCGAAAAAAGTAAACTGTACTGGATTATATTTTATTTTTGTTTGTACAATACGTTTACGATTGTATTGATTCATTTGATGAGTAGCAAATTGATAACTAGGCAATTTTACATCACGCACTAATAGACCAAAATTTTGTTGTGTACCAAGGTTTGCATCTAAGTCATAAACTATTGAGTTTACATTAAAATAACAATGAAATAGAAATTTATTTTTAGGGGCGTTTTGATATGCATAAGGCCCGAACGTTTTACTTGCGTGGCGATAATCTCGCAGATAATCATTGCCGAAAAATCCGCTGCCTACGTCTTTAAGTAAATTTTGAAAAACACCCATATAAGGTAAACCCCATTTAAACTATTTATCAATAGAAAAAATGGGGTTATCCTTATATACTAAAAATTAAAATTAACTGCCGCCGCCAATACCAGTAACTGATGCTCCTGCTAAACTTCTTCCGATAGCCTGACCAACTCCACTAGTTAGTGGTGATTGTATAGCATTATCATAACGTAATGTTAATGCAATTTGTGCAGGTTCATTAGTGTTATAGTCTAAGTTGTTATAGTTTGCTGTTTGAATAAAGCAACCATAAATTTCCCAAGTTTCAAGAACGTTTGGTTTGTTTGCTCCATTTCCACCATCTAATACTTCAATATTAGTTTGGAACTTATAATCTTGACCAGTTGCAGCACTTGACATTTCTACGAAATCTAATTGTTTCTGTAATTGTTGTCCTACTGCTTTTGATACACTACCTGATGCATCATCACGCAATGAAACATTTATTGGCTGCCATGCGTATCTACCTGCAAGATATAAAGTTGAGTTATAAATTGGGATAGTGATTTCAGGAAACTGAACTTGTGGTCGTGATACGTTCATTACTTGCTTTGTTAATTGTAGACCGCTGGACGTGTCAACACCAAAGTTAATGAAGTTTACTCTAAAGCGAAATTGTAGTTTAGGCATCAACAGGCCCTGATTGCCTCCGGCATTATCAGATGCTACTGTCATGTTAAACAATGATTGTGAGGCTGTTGCCATTTTAATTCTCCGTATATACTATATTTAGTCAGTGTGCGCCACTTGCATGGCGCACTGTTATTTCAATTATGCTCCTGACAATTCACCAGTGTTCAATATACGTACTGGGATGTAGATAAATTCTGCTGCCTTGACTGGTTCAAGAGCAACGTCGATCCACAATTCATTACGATCTATTCTTGCTGGAGTATTGTTTGATTCATCGCAGACTACCAAGTAGTCATAGATACCTCTCTTAGCAACAAGATCAATCATTAGTGATTCTACTACTCCAGCGATTTGTTGACGAGTCAACGCATCGTTAGGTTCGAATACGAATGGTCTTGCTGCGATAGTCAATTGACGACGTACATAAGCGACCAAACGTGCTACGTTTGTACGATCAAGTGCGCTTTGACTATTAAATGATGTCTTATTACCATAGTTCAATAAGCCATTACCAGTAAAGAATACTAGTGGGTTTATGAAGTTAGTATACAATACATTACGTATGCCTAGTGGTGTCTTACTAACCACGAACTCTCCTGTGTCACGATCTAAGTAACCGATACCTGTAGCGTTGTCAATCAGACCACGACGAGTACCAGCAGCCGCTAACCAAGGAAATGCAACTGTATCATTTTTAATAAATGTACGCAACATCATATGACTTGCTGGGACAGCAACTATATTACCGCTCAAGTCTGGAGCGACACCGCTTGGATAGAACAAGCCAAGATAAGTATCGCGTGTTACACAACCTGTTTCACCAGTGCCTGTAGCACCAGCAGCATTAGTTGCCCATGCTTGAATATCTGTTGCACTTTCTGCTAGACCCATTGGAGTGTCACCCAAGATATAACCTGTCTGCCCACGATCATTGTTTAATACGACCATGTTTGGTTGTAGTTCAGGATAATTAGGTGTTGCCATTAAGTTGAAGAAGTTATCTTCATCGCGTAGTGATTGATTTGTGTCCATTGTCGAACGCATAGCCTTTACAACCATGTTGCGCTGTGCCTTGCGTCCCATATACGCCTTACCTTTATCATCTAATCCACTCGCTGAAACCCATGTTGAAGAAATTGTTGGGTATGTTGATTTGTCTGGGAAATTAGTTGAAGTCAAGTAATTTGTGCGATACTGCTTAACATTATATCCTGAGCGGCGTGTGTTGAACAACAGTATACCAGTTGGATATAAATTTGAGTTAGGAGCATCAACATCAAGATAATTGGCGTTGACAGTAGCCGTGCTTTTCAACATTGATTTAATAGTTGGGATAGGATCATCTGCTGGGTTAGTTGTGCCGTTAAGTGCCCAACGCGCATCTGCAAACAATACTCCTGTTGCACTTGTTTGATCATTTGTATCTAACAATACCCAAGTACCTGTTTCTGGTGCTACATATGTACCATTGCTATTTCTCTTTGCTTGCCAACGATAGATTACTGGGAAGTTTTCTAAGTCGCTAGTATCAATCCATAGATCACCATAACTTAATGCAGTAGTACCATCACTTTGTGTTGTTGGTGCGCTTGCTGCCATAATTGGGCCATTTGGATCAGTTGTATTTGTTCCAGTAGTTTTTGGGAAACCATTCTTATCGTATGCTTGGTTACGATATGCCTTCCAGTATGCACCAGTTGTTGCATCTGCTGTTTGGCATCTAACCATAATATCTGCTTGGTCAGCAACAGCCCAGAACCAATTAGTTCTATCTGGCGGGGCAACATTTGGGAAACCTTCGTTTGGTTCGTAGTCCACATAATACCAGTTACTTAACATAGTAGTGAACATAGTTGGAGCAACACTTGCTGTTGATCCTGCTAACGCAACTGCTGTGACGGCTCCGCCGCTTACTGCTGTAATCTTTATGTTTACGTCATTAGTTGTAGCAGCGCCGCCAATTAATGTGCCTAATACTTTTACAGTATCGCCAGCAGCATAGCCTGAGCCTGCATTACCAAAAGTATCTCTATCAACTGTTACATAACCATATTGAGTCGATAAATTAACAGTTAGACCTGTACCTGATGATGAGATATTAGTTGTTGCAAATGCAGTATCAGAAATTGCTACTGATGGTCCCCACTTACAGCCATCTGTAGTACCTGATACTAAACCTGCCTCGTCTAGTACACCGATTGACGCATAGTTTGTACCAGTATTTTCATTGATAACAATTTCACCGCCTTCTGTGTGAGTTATTACGATTGCGCCATCACTGTTTACAGCTGCCGTAGTGTAACTAATATTTGCTGCACTCCATGCTGTTGCAAACTGTGCTGCATTACTGCTAGCAGCAATAGTAACTTCCCAAGGTTCAGAAGTTAATGGATTATTTTGAAACGCTGTTTCGCCAGGAGCACTTACTTGAACTTTTAATGTACCACCTGAACTAAATTCTGGGCTAGTGTTGCTGCCTGTAACAACAGTTGGCCCTATAGAATTACGCTTCCAAATATATACTGGAGATTGATCATATGCTCCATACGGATCGACCTGCATATATACGCTACCTGCTGGAATATTCTTACCACCAAGAGTATCTACTGCATTAGTGGCTAGCATGTCACTTTGGAATACGTTACAAGTACGTGATCTCCAAGTAGCAAGTGTTGAATCAAAACTACTAACTTTTGGATTTAATCCATTAGTTACAGTTGAGATTTTAATCCATACTGAATTAGTTGGAGCAGGTGTTGTTCCTGCAACTGCTGGAAGACTGCCCTGCCACAATGGCTGCTGCGCTGACGTACCAAAGAACATTTGTGGTTGATAGTAATCACCTGCAGTTATACCTAGTGATGATAATGCTGTACCGCCCAATGTCCATTTTGTTGCACTGGAAGTTGGGTCATCGTCAATTAGGCTACGACCAAATATGTTAAGTACATTATTGGTTGAACTTGCAGCAATATCTTGTATTGCTAATGTATTATTAATTTGACCAACAAGTGAACTTAGTGTAGTTCCAGTCGCAGTAACAGTATATGTTACTCCGCTATTAGTAAATGTTACTGTATCGCCAATAGTAATAGTTGGGCTAGTAGTACTTCCCGAAACCATTGGGATAGAACTTAGCCAATCGAAACTACCTACTTCGACCCAAGAATTCAAATAATTCTTATAATAATAAGTAGCCTTTTCTGTTACTGGATTGCCTTCTTTGGCTTCATAATCAACTATAGCAAAATCGCCTATTGCGCCAATGCTTGCAGCAGGGGCACCTGAAGATGTATCCTCTTCGTCAGTGATTATTGCTACAGGTGACTTATAATAATATGATTGTTTTTCGTTGCTCCAACAATAGATACCCCAAGTTGTTGTAGTTGTATCTAACCAGTATGTGCCATCTGCTGGATTTGCAGTTGGGCGTCCTGTTCTACCTACTAGACTTGCTAGATCAATATCTGCCCTTAATATATAAGCATTGTTTGTTACACCCAATACTGAGTACGCTGCTAATAGACCATACTCATTTAATTCATACCCTTGAATTGGAGTACCGTCAGCAGTCTGATAGAAGAATGGATTACCATATAGTGTAACCAAATCTCTCTGACTAGTGACTTGAAATAATTTACCTGCATTTGCAGTTGTTGTTGCTTGCGCAATACCTACGCCTGCTGGGTTAGCCTTATTTGCTGCTGTAGCAACCATTACGAATGGTACACTTCCGCCTGCTGCGGGTAGATATTGTGACTGGTCGATAATTGTAACTTCGACGCCTGGTGATGTTAAAGCTGGCATTTTTCTGTTTCCTATGTTGTAATATTTTGAGGGTTACATACCCTGGTTTCTTAATAATATTTATTAATTAATAGGAAAAACTGCCCAATAGCAAACCTTCGAAGGTTTTTTGTTAAATAAGTTTATGATTAAAATAAGACCTATTTGTACTGTTTGTAATAAGAATTATAGTGCTATTAACTATATAAAGGATAATATTAAGCATTATCGCAGTCATTGTGATGATTGCGGCAAAAAGAAAATTAAAGCAAAAAAAAGATTATTTAATTGGGAAAAGGCTGGTTATAAAAAGAAACTAGTATGTGATAATTGTGGTTTTAAATCAATATATCCTAGTCAAATGACTGTATTTCACATTGATGGAAATTTAAAAAACATTAAACTTGTAAATCTAAGGACTATTTGTTTAAATTGTGTAGAAATTGTTAAGCGAAAAGAATTGTCCTGGAAGCGCGGCGATTTACAGATTGATTATTGAGTCAATTTGACGATGTAGTTCATCTACTGTGCTATTATTATCAATGTAGTAATCATATTTAAGTCCCACACTACTATATTCACTAGCATGAATATTATGTTCTTCTAGTATTTTTCTAGCATTCATATATCCAGCACTATAATAACCACGACTATATTCAAGAGCCGCATCATACCAAAAAGGGTTTTCCCCACGATTAACTCTTATTGTATTTCCCCCTGCGTTCTTAATTGCTTTAAGTTCATTAGGGAAACGTGCATCGCTCAATACTATGTTGTCTTTTATACTACGTAGTTTATTTTCTACGCTAGCAATCCATATATCATCGTGAAACGCACGACGGCCTACTTCTGTTCCCCACTGCTGTAATACAAAACGTGGCGTTAAATGCGGCAAATCTAATCTTTTTGCCCACCAAATATCAACTTGCTCTCGCCATTCACGACTATGGGCTGTTCTACCTTCAAGTAATTCACGGTCCCAGCCAAAGATTGCGCTAATTGCATCTTTGAGCGGTTCCGCAAAACTCATACGTCTGAATCCCTTAAAGGTTACAAGATAATCAGCAATCGTGTCCTTACCAGACCCAATAAAGCCAGTAATGCTGATAATCATATACTAATTTCCATAATACTATTATATAAGGCTTGATTACAAAAATCTAGCGTTATTTTTACCAATATTTAATAACCAAGACTATATAGCACTTCCAGCCTTTCTATCTATCGCCTTATCAGTTGAAGCGACCAAATATAGGAACTTTTTTAAATCAGATTGAAAATAGCATCTATCAGAGACATAATTTACACATCTATTGTAGTTATGTTGTAAAATAGGCTCCATTTCGTTTAATATTACTTGCCATTGTTTAGCATTTAAACTGGTCAATCTTTTAACTTCCATTGCTATTTTTTCCATTCTTTTAATGTCGTTTACTTCTTGATCATAACTTTCATCAAACCATTTGGAGAAGGTAAGAAATCCCATGTCTTTTATATATTCTAATGTATAGGGTCTAGCAAAAGTAATAAAGGGATGTTTTGCCAATATAGATTTAATTTCCTTTTCATTAATAGATACTGAACGTTCCTGTTCTTCTAAAGCCCATGTGCCGATAATTAAACTGAAATATGTTTGTTGACAAAACTCTATAGGAAATGACGTATACCCTACATGATTAGTAATAAAATCATTTGTATCTACTGTTAATGGAAACTTATGTTTAATTTTTTCAAATCCTATACGTAATCTTTCGTCTCTATCCAATTCGCAGCACCTTACATTAGGAGTGGTGCCTAAACTTACGTATCCATATTGTAAAAGATCATAGTAAGATAATAATGATACCATCATTATTCTATGCTCTCTAGGCATTCTATTCAAACAAAGATAAGTTTTAATTTTAGGTTTAGTTCTGTCGTAATCATATAATGGGAATTCAAGTTTGTTAAACGTATTGAATAAGTGTGGCGAATATATAGTTAAAATTTTATCTTTAATATTTTGTTCATTTGCAAAACTTTCATAGTGTTCATTTAGTTTATAGGCATTACATACATAGATTACTTTATGAGCAGGTAACTGTGTATTTTTTAAAAGCTGATGTGTTTTTTCAAAAAAACATCTAGTGTGACTTTCCCAACTATTGTTAATTACAAGATAAGCACATCCTTCTATCAATTCTTTCTTAACATCATCATTTATACTGTCTAAAATATTCCCATCAAATTCACTGTAATTCCACCAATTTAGACTAACATCAACAATCCATGGTAATTTTTTATCTATTTCCTCAAAATGTAACAAATCAACTTGTATGCCTATCTGTAAAAAATTTTCCTTGATTATTTTATAATAGCAGGGAGCATGTAAATTTGCCTTATTACTATGTTTAAAATTTTGTTTGCCTGGCCACTTAATCTTGTCTAAATCGCTAGGTGTATCTTTTAGAAATCCCCTTTCAGATGAAAGAATTTGAAATTTCATAAAATCATGCAACTAAAAACTACTAAGTGCTGTAATCTTTAACCTTGAATCCAAGTTAGAGGCTGACTATAATCTACATACTTACGCAACTCATCCATTAAACGATTCATCTCTTCTTTACTTTCATTTTTCATTGCAGTACCATTCAAAGTTGTGCCACCACCGGGTCCGGCAATACTACCATATTTTTCACGGGCTTCGCCAATTATACCTTTAAGCACTGCCAAAATCATATTACCTATCCAAACGCCTGCGCCGGGATCTAGTAATAATTCTAATTCTGGTCGCTGAACATCTGCCCAAATAAGTACACGCTCACCTGTACCTTTAAAGTCACGTACCATTTTCAACACTTTTGTTACTGGATTAAATGTGTATGTAACATAGCCACCGAACATACGTGCTGCTAATTCAACATAGCCTGCATAAAAGTCGTATGTAGCCATACCACCTGTGTAGTTATAGTTTAATAGATAAGTGTTTAATATAGCACTTGAAAATGGATCAAAACTTGTGCTACTTGGTCCTGTTTCAAGACCTACTGTTCTACGAAATATTGCACGTACATTTATAAATTCTGCAGGAAGAGTATAGGTATCAATATTTTTAATAATTGTAAGTAAAGTATAAGACTCTATATTAGCATTTTGTGCTGCCTGACGATATAATTTAATAGTGTAGTTATATGCAGCCTCATAGTGTTGCGGATCTAATTCTAGATCAATTATATCACCACCTAAACGCAAGCGTAGATTATTGAATAAACCTTGTTTTGCTTCTTCTAAAGTAGCATTTGTAGGTGTTGCTAGTGGATCGTTAGCCATAAAACTTCCCGATAATAAACTATTTATCGGAAGTTTATGTATAAGTTAAACTATATCTGATGCTTGATATTGTATAAAATTGTGTGATATGAGATATGGTAAAATATACTCAAATGCAAGACTTGTATGTGCTGTGGTATCATAATGTCCAGCAGCGGGTCCTGTCTTTACTCTTTCAATCTTTTTCTCATGGAAAAAACCTTCAGCAGTTCCTGGTATAAAATTCAAGTTATTATACACAGTAGCATAATTGTTTTCTTTCATAATTTTTTCTATATCATCACACCAACTAAAGAAAACAATTGGAATACCATACATTCTAGCCAAATTTTCCATGGCGCAAATGGTATGTACAATTTTATGATATAAATTATATTCGCTTGTAATTATGTGATTAATAATCAAATCGTCAACATCACTATGATATGATTTATTAAGATGTCTTTTAAGGTTTTCTAAATTACTAGTATGATTGAAAGTATAATAAGTTACGTTATTAACATTATGAGTGCCTGTAAGGTCTTTGTCTGATGATATAGGTTCATAAAAATTAAAACTTTCAGAATTTAGTCCCAAAGTTAATCTGCCGGCGCTTGTTAACTGAACTATTACTAAATCTAATTTATTGTTTACTAGTAGTTGATTTAATTTTGTTACATTCATTTCGTTCCCAGCACCTGCACTATATGCCATTTTTAGTTCACAATTCAATTTTTGTGAAAGCATAATAGGCCAGGGTGTACCAGCATAATAACTACTATGGGAACAGCCTAAACTTGCAAATGTAAATTTTGTTTGCACTTTTTATATATCTTCAATCTTCCTATGTTCACTTTGATATACATCAAACTTGCCGCCAGGGTATCGTGCTTCAAGTTTACGTACATTCTCCGCAATTACATCATTTGGATCTAACTCAAGTGCGCGACAAGTACTAATCCAGTACCACATAATATCTCCCAATTCGCGTTTCATATGAAAGACGTTTTCTTGGCTTAGTGGTTTACCTTGAAATAGTATCTTTTTTACGATCTCGATTAACTCGCCGGCTTCACTATTCAATCCTATAGCGCCTGTAAGTAATAAAGGTACATTAGCCATTGGCCCATGCATATACTCGCCATCTGGACCATATGATTCATAATTCGCATCTAACTGGTCCAAACGATTCATAAACTCTGTAAGATCATTACTTTCTTTGCTAGTAACAGCCTTTACAAACTCTTGATATTTTTTTAAATCAATTTGGTTACTCATACTAAATCCTTAAACATCGTTTTACGTCCACTCTCGCCTAATGTATAGTCAAAAATTTCTCTTGTGCGTTGCAGCATAGCACACGCTAGCATCAAGTGATCGTTACGATCATTGGTAGATAGTATAGCTGTATCTATAATTTGCATTAGTGTTCCCATTCTTGATTTGATAGGATCAAATTCATATTTATTATCCATTAGAATGCCCTCAATATAATCATGTTAGCATTAAAGCGACCATTAGGCTTTGCTGCTACTGCCTTAATGCTATCAAAGAATTTACGCGCAGCAGGCTTGCTACCCATAATAACTTTAATTTGCTCTTCAGGCTTGCGTAGAGTTTTGATCTGCGATTCCTTAGTACAGAAACCAATCAGAGTATTACTCTTGACACTAAGACTTTTGGTATACTCATCAGCAACATAATGATGCAGTTTACGCTTCTTAGTATCGTATACCCATGCCTCACTACAGCCATGCAGTTTAGTTGGGCTAATACTTGTAAGTTCTAATTTTTCAAGTTTGAGAGATTTGAGATACTTCAAACGTCTGACAATTTTCTCAACAGGCACTGTCTTTTTAGCACGGGGCTTCTTGCCTGCTTTCTTCATACCAACATATGCGTTAAGATCGGCAATTACAGTCTCAATACTGCCTATGATGTTACGTAACTGAATCTTACCGAAACGCTCATACGCCTCGTTTAACTGTTCATCTTTACCCGATGCAACTTCGTTGTACTCATCAAGTTTAGTTTGCCAGGCTTCAATAAGAATAGGAACGTGCTGCGGTAATATGTTGCTTTGTGACAACACTTCAATTGCCTTGATACCATCTTTACCAGCACCATTTTTTATATACTCGTCCCACAAGCCTTCAAGTTCGCCGCCAAGATTCAGAGTACGCTCACGCATGATCTCCTGCACATTGGGGCGATTACCCACAACAGGAACGTCTGTAGTGTCATCGGGCTGAGTGAGTGACACAAGACGATCAATCTCAGATTGCAACTTAGACAGAGTATCATTATCTACTACGCTGCCCCTGACAATGCATCGTGCAAGCCAACCATAAGTGGGCTTGACATGACGATCATTGACGCGGCGTAGCGTTTTCGCAACTTGTTGCTTGCCCACAACATCTAGATATTGGGCAAGAAATTCCTTAGCGTCCTTATTATCATAAAAGTGATTATACCAATTAAATGCTTTGGCGAGTTCCCACGTAGTGCTAACCGCTGCATAGTCGAATGTGGGTTCGGGCCCAATGTACTTTGCGTCAGTGTCGCGTGGGTGCAACTCTTTAATTTCTGATTTTGACTTAACCATGAAAAACTCCGTAATTATACTTCAACCCTACTATTATAAAGCCTTATTTAAATAGAGTCAAGTCTATGTAAGCCATTGATTTTAAACTAAATACTATATGCCTAAACTGTCCTTATATAGCCCTACCAAACAAAACGACTACAAATTTATGGATACAACAATATCCGAAATGTTGACAGTTGGTGGCACTGACTTATATATTCATAAGTATCTAGGCCCAGATGCACAGACACCTAGTGTTGATTATACTCAACCCCAATACCTGACAACTGATCCAAATCAGATACAAGATTTATTGTTTTTAGAAAATCGTGATCGTAAATATGATCCAAACATTTATAGATTACGTGGTCATTATAGTGTTCAAAACTTAGACTTCGATCTAAGCCAGTTTGGCTTATTCTTGAATAATGACATTATATTCATCACCGTTCACTATAACGATATGATCGATATCGTTGGTAGAAAGTTAATGGTGGGCGATGTTCTTGAGTTGCCACATTTATTAGACTATAATCCTTTGAAAGAAACTATACCAGTAGCACTTAAACGTTTTTATCAAATTACAGATTCTAATTTTGCTAGTGAAGGGTTTAGTCAAACATGGTATCCACATCTATGGCGTATTAAATGTGAACCATTAGTAGACAGTGAAGAATTTAGTAACATACTTAAAGAACCAATTAATCAAGATAATTATTTAGGAGATTGGGATAAAACTAAAACATATGCTGCTGGTTATGTTGTAAGTTTTGGCGATAAAAATTATATTAGTATTACTGATGTACCGGCAAATACAAGCCCTCCTGATTCTACTTACTGGAGATTAGATACAGGACAAAACCTAAAAGATATACTTGCTACATACAATAGAAATATTGAAATTAACAATGCTCAACTTGAGGAAGCGAAACGTATTGTTCCTAAAGCAGGTTATGATCGTAGCAAACTTTATATAGTACCTACATATGGCGTCTTTGAAGAAAATGGTGTTAAGTCAAATAAGTTCGATCAGCCTGCACCCCCAGAGGGCATAGAACAAGCAAATGACGGTCCACCTAATGTTAATAGTACCGGCACAATATTATTTGTATCGAATCCATCATACAGTATGAAAAGTGCTGCTTTGCGTATCCCTAAAGCCACAGTAGAAAATTTATGGAACATGACAGTTGATGGTGTTGATAAATTAGTAGGCAAAAATCCAGTAAGTTTACAAGTACGTGAATATAAACCTGCCCCACTACAGGACGTAGGCACAAGCCGTGTAGTAGAAAATGACAGAGTATTGACTATATTACCATTAGGGCCAGTAACTGGCCCTTATGGTACTGCTGACAACACTTATGCTACGGCTGACCAAAATCCTGTAGCGTCTGGTTTTACAGGTACGGAACCATATGGACCACAAACTATGAACTATCGTGCAGATTGCGATCCAGCGTTTCAGTTTATCATGCGAGCCAGTCCAAGATCGTTTGGGTATACTAGCGGTTATCTTGATGGCACTGGAGAGGCACCAAATGGAATTCCTACAGGGGCAGGTATTAGTTTTCCACAAAGTCCACAAGTTGGAGATTATTTCTTACGTATAGATTATTTGCCACAAATATTATATCGCTGGGACGGACAACTATGGGTACGTATTAGCACTAAAGTAAGAACTGACACAGGATTTACATATGCTGATAAATCACAACTTAGTGGCTTTATTAATGATGACGGGGAAATCTACGTAAATAATCAAGAGAAATTAATAAAGTCAGCACAGCCATTAAGTCAAATATTAAACTTACCACAAACACCTATACCACCAGAAGAATAAAATATGGCACAATTTTTTTACGATAATCAAATACGTAGATTCTTATTACAATTTGCTAAGATTTTTAGTAATTGGTATGTAACTAAAGGTAAGGATCCCAACGGCAATGACATACTTGTTCGTGTTCCTGTAATGTACGGCGATGCTAGTAGACAAGCTAGTACAATTATTGCAAAAAATAGTGCAAGTAATTTACCCAGTGCTCCATTAATAACTTATTATATTACTGGATTAGAATATGATCAAGGACGTATGCAAGATCCTACATTTATAGATAGACTTAATGTACGACAACGTGCATATAATTCTGAAAGTCAGACATACGAAACTACACAAGGGCAAGCATTTACTGTAGAACGTTTGATGCCGGTACCTTATACATTACGTTGTCAAGTTGATATGTGGACTACAAATTATAATCAAAAATTACAATTAATGGAGCAATTAGGTACGCTTTTTAATCCTGCATTAGAAATTCAAAGTACAGACAACTTTATAGATTGGACGTCATTAAGTGTTGTTTTTCAAGATGGTATTACATTTAGTAGTCGCAGTATACCTATTGGTACAGGCAATCCAATTGACGTATTAACTTGGCGTTTTTACATGCCTATATTCATCAGTACAAGTAGTAAACTGAAAAAGATGGGAGTAATTCATAAAGTTATTGCTAGTATATATAAAGGTAAATCATTACTTGATATTAAAGATGAAGATTTATTATTAGGTACACGACAAAAAATTACTCCATATGGTTATAAAGTTTTATTTCAGAATGGAACATTACAACTTTTACCTAACGATGAACCGTTCTATCCAAGTAATGAAACTTTTGAAATGCCAGCACCTCCAAATACTAATTTATATTGGACTGCGTTATTGAACGTATATGGTAAATGGAAACCAGGCATTAGTCAAATATGGTTACAGAACCCTTATATGGAGGATGAAATTGTTGGTACAATTGTTCCAGATCCATTAGATGATAGAATATTAATTTATCAAGTAGACACTGATACATTACCTCAAAACACATTAACTTCAGTCAGTGGTGTTATTAATCCACTAATGGTAGGCCCAAATGCAGGTTTACCAGGGCCTATAAATGGACGCAGATATTTAATTGTTGAAAATATAGGACATGAAGATAATAGTACAGCTGCTTGGGGAGATTTAATTGCAAGCACTAATGATATTATACAATTTAGTTCGACGACCATGAGTTGGAGCGTAGACTTTGATGCCAGTGACGCTGAAGAAGGTGATGTTGAATATGTAACTAATCTTGCTAATAATGTACAATATAGATATGTTCAAGAAGAAGGACAATGGATGAAATCATATGAAGGTTGGTATGAACAGGGTGATTACAGTATAGTGATCTAATGAATAATACAGCAGTTGGAATATTCTTTTATTGTAAAATAACAAAACGTTTCTTATATCTTTTTAGAAACGATGGTAAAGCCTATGTATGGAGTATACCTGGAGGAAAAATAGATCCAGAAGAAACATTACTAAATGGATTAAAACGTGAATGTTTAGAAGAAACTAGTTACTGGCCTACTAACGCTAAATTAATTCCTATTCAAAAGTTTGTGAATGGAAGTTTTACTTACCATACTTTTTTCTGTGCGATAAATGAAGAATTCAAACCATTACTTAATGATGAACATTGTGGATATGCATGGGTAGGCGATGGACAATATCCACGACCACTACATCCTGGATTATTTTCAACTATTAATATTGATGTAGTGCAAGAAAAACTAAAAACACTTACACAATAAAAACGGGGCTTTATGCCCCGTTTTTACTAGTCATATAGACTATACTCAGCCTACAATCATCTGAATTGCTTCGACACCCGTAGCGCCCAGTATTGCTGCTGCGCCCATTAGCATCCATTTTATCTTTTCAATGCCTGATACCTTGTCTGCTAATTCTTCATGTGCTTTATTTTGGCTGTCTTGAAACTCTTTTAAGAAATCTCTCGTTTCAGCCATGTTACGATCTAAACATTCGTGTAAATCTTTAACATCAATTTTCAATTCATCAACCTTATCATGTAGATTGCGAACTTCTAATTGCAATACTGCCACATCGGTAACAGTTTGTTCAAAACGCTTTCTTACTGTTGTTGGCATTTTTTACTTCCTATCAAGCCTTATTAATACTTACTAATGGATAAGGCATACCATTATCAGCGTTAGCCACAGCAGCAGTATTGAATGTACCGAATGCTGGTGAACTATTGTTAATATTTGCTGCATCATTTGGCAATGCTGTCTCGCCAGAAGTTGCTGTAAATATTTCAAGAGTATGATCACTTAGGCTTTGTACTAGAGTAGTGTCTGCGTTAGCATATGTTGCAATGATTGACATAGTGTTTGGTAACAACGCTGTGTTTGCTAGGTTCGCTGTATAGCACGCACCTACTAATCCAGATGTTGATCCTTTTACCAAATACTTCTGTTTGCCTTTTTGACGCACGATGAATCCCGCTTCATTGTCAGCATATGCAAAACTTCCGCCTGATACAGCGACCGCCGCATTAGCGGTTAATTCAAGCTCGTCAGCAGCAGTAATACTATCTACATAGCCAATCAAATCTCCATCACTATTGGCTAATACTGAACCTGCTGATAGTTGAGTATCAAATACAGTGCTACTGCCTGTTACAGTAGTGCTATTTGTAGCTGCTGTTAAAGTCCCTGTACCTGACTGGCCAACTGCAACGCGACATAGAACTTGATTACCAAATATTGCAGTATTACCCCCAACTACACCAAATGTTGCTGTGTTAGTTGCTGGATACCCTTCGCCGCTGATTGGATTGTTGAAATATGCATCAACAACGCCAACTGTTAGGGCTACAGATTGTGCTGCTGTAGTTGAAAGATCAACTTTCTCAGAAGTTGGATTTGCAGAAAGTGTAGTTGCAGACACAGTAAATGTACTGTTAGCACCTGCGTTAATTACCTCTAGAATAAAATATGTAGTACCTGCTACTAAACCACCTACGCTGCTTGCTGGAATGAATGGCATGCCTGCAATAATGCCTAGAGTAGTAAAGTTTGCTGAAGTAGTTACGATATCTGTTGCCGCTGCTGTTGCTGTTAATGTAACCACAGCCTGGGCTTTTGCGATTTTTAGTGGACGACCCATTGTTTTTCTCCTATAATTTCGGGTTCTAGCCGATACGCGGCGGGAACCGCATAAGTCAATACAACAACGTATTGAACAGTATTATTTATCAAAAAAGTAGATTTTTTTACGCTACTATTATTCGCCGATAGCTGCGCCAAGTTCTGTGACTGAAAATATACCAGTACCGCTTACACTGATATAAGCAATCTTATTTCCTTCACCTACAATAAAACTATTGTTTACAGTATTTGCTGGAATTATTTCACAACCAGTTAAATTTGCTGTTGGATTACTACCTACTGCAACCGCGACTGCACTAGTAGTAGTTGATATACGTACCTTATCAGTGCCTGAGGCTGATGTTTGTTGACTTGTTCCGCTGGGTGTGTAAATTACTGCTGCCATAATATTATTTATCTTATATACGTCCTACCATGACCTCAACTATACCCTCAACATCATTAGATTTACTTGATATTGCCTTACCAATTACAGTGCCGATCTTAGGAGTTAATATTGCTGCTTTTGCTAAACCATTACCAGCACTAATCATCATGTCACCTTTATGTACGAAACCTATAGCGCGTACAGGAACACGTCCTATTAATGCTATTATTACAGGATGCTCTGCTTGGATGTTTCCATTCATTACATATGCTGGTTCGCTACTTACAACACCTGCTAGTTTGTTGCTTTCGATCCCTGCTAATGTAACTTCTTTATCCCCACCAAATTCTAACACGGTTCCTGCAGGATAATTTTTGTCTGCTGCGTAGTATTCTGCTAAGTCAGAGTAAGTTGCTTGTAATCTAGAGCCTGTGGTTAGTGTCCAGTTACCAGTTAAGTATCCTAAAGTTGTGTTTCCCCCGGTTGTTATGTTAGTTACTGTCAATGCACTATTACCAGTAACGGATGTTGAACCACTAACAGTTAAACTTGTTAATGTACCTACCGATGTAATATTTGGTTGTGCCGCAGTTGTCACAGTACCTGCTGAGCCACTTACTGAACCGCTAATTGTAGAACTTACTGTTAAGCCAGTTAGTGTACCTACTGATGTTATATTTGGTTGTGCTGCTGTATATACTGTACCTGCAACTAATGCGTTAGCAACTTGACCTGAAACATTACCGCCTGCTAGACCAGTTAATGCTTGACCATTACCTATGATGTTGCCTACACGCAAATTACCATATGTGCTAAATGTAACTACTTCATTTGCTATGGTAGCAAGACTTGCCATGCCGAATTCAGCGTTACTTGTATCCCAACCCATAAATGCGATACGTGCTTGTGTATCGTAATAGTTTAATGCTGTGCCTACATCTAATCCACTATTGCTAGTTGGAGCAGCGCCGTTAGGTCCAGTCTGTAATTCAATTATAGGATCTACTACAGATAATGTAGATACATTGATGTATACTAAATTACCGCTGACATTTAAATTGCCACTTACTGTCGCGTTGCCCGTGACACTTAAATTACCGCCAGTGCTTAGATTACCTGCTGTAGCAGTACCAGTTATACTAACACTAGTTAAAGTGCCAACACTTGTGATGTTTGGTTGAGCTGCAGTGGTTAACGTACCTGTTAATAAATTAGCAGATAGTGTGTTTGTAACCTTATTAAAGGTTAGATTTGCGCTACCTGCAAATGCTCCGGCATCATTAAACTGTACCTGTGTATTACTACCTGATGCTGATCCTGCGCTGCCTGTTGGCCCCGTAGGACCTATTGGACCTGTAGCACCAGTAGAACCTTCTCCAGTAGCACCTGTAGCCCCTGTGGGACCAGTTATCCCGGTTGAACCAGTATCACCAGTGGGGCCTGTTGGACCTGTAGGTCCTGTAGGTCCAGTTAAACCAGTTGGTCCTGTAGGTCCTGTAGGTCCAGTTAAACCAGTTGGTCCTGTAGGTCCTGTAGGTCCAGTTGGTCCTGTAGGTCCAGTTGGTCCTGTATTTCCAGTAGCGCCTGCTGCACCACCTGCTGATACTGCGGCGTATCCTGTAACAGCACTAGTAAATGTAAGTGTAATTACATTAGCATTTGTAAATGTAACTATTGGATAATCATATCTACCAACGTAACTATTGCCCGTACTATCAATAGGTTCGATGTTTACATATTGGTTATTTAAATTATGTGTTACAGTCCATGTGGTACTTGCTGAACTTTGTGTATGCACATAACTTGCACCGCTTGGACCTGTTGCACCAGTTGGACCTGTTGCACCAGTTGTACCAGTAGCACCTATACCAGTAGCACCAGTTAGACCTGTTGGTCCAGTAGACCCAGTTGATCCAGTAGGTCCAGTAGCACCAGTTGGACCTGTTGGGCCAGTTGGTCCGGTCGCACCGCCTGGGCTACCTGGAGGACCGCTAGCACCTGTCGCTCCATCAATACCTGCAGTACCAGTAGCACCTGTTGCCCCGGTGTCACCAGCAGCACCCTGTATACCTGTTGCCCCTGTGGCTCCTGCTTCTCCTGCAGGACCAGTTGCACCGCCTGGGCTACCTGGAGGACCGCTAGCGCCAGTAGCACCAACTAATCCAGTTGCACCCGTAGAACCATCTGGACCAGTTGCTCCACTTGGTCCTGTAGTACCTGTGGCTCCAGTTGGACCACCACTTGGACCAGTTGGTCCTGTTAGTCCAGTAGGGCCTGTAGGACCAGTTAATCCTGTAGGCCCTGTTGCGCCTGTGCTACCATCAGTACCGGAAATTCCAGTTGGACCAGTAGGACCTGTGTTACCTGTTGCTCCTAATCCGCCGTTTATATTAACTGTCCAACTATTATATGTTCCACTTCCTACAGCGACCGTAACGTTTACAACCATAGCGCCTGTGCTACTATCATATGACGTAACTTTTCCGCTCATAGATTGTGCTACAGAGTTGGCTATAATTACAGTTTGATCTACTGTATACGCATAATTAGCGCCAATGTTTAGTGAAACTGATCCTGTTGTAATCGACAGACTGTTATTTGAAGTTGCAGAATATCTATCTCCGGTTGCGCCTGTTAAGCCTGTAGGTCCAGTTGGTCCAGTTGGTCCGGTAGGACCTGTTAAGCCTGTAGGTCCAGTTGGTCCAGTTGGGCCTGTTATACCAGTTGGGCCAGTTGGCCCCGTAGGACCAGTTGGACCAGTTGGTCCCGTAGGTCCTGTCGCTCCTGCAGCACCGCCGCCTCCCCCTTCACCCCAATATAGTGTTCCATTACCATAAGTTAATAATGCATTACCATTACTACCGCCAGTGATTACTAAATTACTAATAGATCCTAAATTTGTAGTGGCTTCACTAATTACAATAGCATTTGATCTATTAGTGACATTGAATTGTATACTATTACTATTACCATCTAATACAACATCTTCACCACCATTGTTAGTTAATTTTATGTCAACTACCAATATATGTGTTCTTAATTTGCCATCATATGGCTCATAAATTAATTTGTTGTTGGCGTTATCAATATTAAGTGTTTGATTACCTACATCTGAAGCATAAACTAGAAAAACATTTGATCCTGGTGTGTGCGCGTTAGCATTACCAACTACAACATAATTTGCTATATTGGCATTTGCTACCCAACCAGTTACATTAGCACCAGTGATTGATGATAGATTGGCTCCGTTACCACTTACATTTGTAAATACGCCAAACTGTGCGCCAATGTTTCCAGTATTGGCATTACCTGTGACATTAAGCGTACCTGTAAGTACTCCGCTAGCTGCACCAATATTTCCAGTATTGGCATTACCTGTAACATTTAGTGTACCTGTAAGCACTCCGCTAGTTGCACCAATATTACCAACATTAGCATTACCTGTAACATTAAGTGTACCTGTTAAGACTCCATTATTGGCACCAATGTTTCCAGTATTGGCGTTGCCGGTTACATTTAATGTTCCTGTTAATACACCACTGCCTGCACCAATATTACCTACATTAGCATTGCCTGTAACATTAAGTGTGCCTGTAAGTACTCCGCTAGTTGCACCAATATTACCAACATTAGCATTGCCAACAACACCTAAAGTACCCCCTACATTAGCATTGCCTACGATTCCAATGAATCCACCAATATTAGAATTTCCAGTAATATTTGCATTACCGCCTATTATAGCACTGCTGATAATATTAGCGATTCCGCCAATGTTTGCATTGCCGCCAACAATTAAACGGTTATTAGATTCTATATTGTTTCCTGTAATGTTTGCACTAACAGTTAAATTACCATCTACTACAGATAGTTCCCCAGGCAAACTTAGATTGCCGCCAGTGTTTAATAGTGCTATACCGCCAGGTGTTTCTAAACTTACACCGTCTTGATCTACGTAAACATAACTTGTATTATTATAATTTAACTTAGCATACTCTGAATCATACATTTGTATGCCGTCACCAACACCGTTAATATTACCTGTGCTATTTCCAACTGTTAAATTGCCATGTATATGAGTATTGCCTAATATGTCTGTATTACCAACAATATTAGCTAAACCGCCAACACTTAAATTGTTTGTAATACTAGTATTTCCACCAATATTAGCATTACTGCCTACGTCTAAATTAAGACCAATATCGGCATTTGATGTAATAGATAAATTATTTGCTGAGACATTACTTGTTACTACTACATTGTTGCCTGTAAAATTATTTGCTCTAACGTTGGCATTGCCATCGCGCACAACAATAGTGTTATATGTGTTGCTTCCGTTCGCATAACTTGAAATATCAGCAGTAATTGAAGTGTCGTAGTTATCAAGAAAGTCTACATTAAGATTTGTGACTTTATCACGTGAAGTTACTGTTAATGGAGGAGTTCCATTAGCGATATTTGAAACAAGTATATTTGCTGTTACTGTACCTACATTACTTGCGGTTGTGAGTGTAATCTTGCCTATATTTGCATTGCCTTGTTTTGTATTTCCAGATAATATTACTTTATTATTTGTAAAATCATAAACAAAATTACTACTACCAGTTAAGAAATTATTATCATTATATTGAATAGTACTATTACTGCCCCCGGCTGCAACATTGCCTGCTCCAGCTGCTGGGCTTATTACACGACCACCAGGTACATAGACATTAGCATTAGTAAATGTTGCGGTACCTAATGGCTGGACATTACCTGCAGTGCCATTTGCAAACAAATAATTTGCAACTGTAAAAGTTGTAGAACTTACAATTGTTTTAATATAGTAAGTTTGTCCCAATACAAGCGTACTATTTGCTACATCTAAACTTCCACCAATAAAAATAATAGGATTATTTTCAGCAAATTGTACCGTATTTCCTACTGTTACTAAGTTTCCCGTAACTGATGATTGTGTAGCAGATGTATATGGAAAAGCATTAACTACTGTGCCGTCAACACTAAATCCTGGTGTGAAGTTCCCATCACTCCATAATTGAAAAGTATTGCTTGTTAGTACGTTACAGAAAAAAGTTTCGCCATTCAACAAGTTTGCCATTGAATTTGCTGGTCCAGGCACATTAGTAAATGTCACACGCATCTGGTCAATAAATTCGTTATCTACAGTAGTTGTAATAACTACAGGATTAGTGTTGCTAGCATTTTCAATATATGATGTAATTACTGTTTTTGGCGTCCAACTTAAATTACCAGTGCCATCAGTTTGTAAAACATAACCTATGCTACCGCCGCCAATCTGAACGTTACTTACATTACCTAAATTAATTAAACCCCCGCTATCAGCACCTTTATTAATCCAAGCATTAGCGTTAGCATCGTATCCTAGAACCTGGCCGTCCTGTATAGTCAATGGATTTATTTCTAAATTGCCATAACTTCCTTCTATTTGACTAAATGATAAAGTTGAATAGGATGTTAAGACTTCAACGTTTTCGATATTTCCAATGGTTTTACCGATATATAATTTTTTAACATCCGTAGCGAACCCGAACTCTGCTTCAGAAAGTTGCGGAAGATCGACTAAATCGCCTGCTCTAACTTGAATCTTAGATATCTGTATAATAGCCATAGTTGTGTTACTGTACCGGTAGTACAACTATTTATGCTATTGGGACTAATGAACGAAACTTGAATAATACTGTTCTAGTCGTTTAAACCAACATTCTGTCCATTGATCGAACTCAATGCCTTCTATAATAAACTCTTGATATTGATTATCAGCACTACACATAAAGATAACACCCTTACGTATTTTAGTGCCATAGACTTCATTATGCGCATTTGCATAGGCTGCTAACTGTATAAAATAATCTTCAATCCATTCGCGCTTTTTCGGCTTATTAGTTTGTTTGTGATCCATAATAGCATCACTATTTTGATGTACCCCTACAAGATCAGTAGTTCCTGCATAGACTTCAGGATAATATAAACTTACTTCTGTACCCCAATATTCCTGACATTTGCATAGTCCTTTTTCTATTATAGTTTTAGCCATATTATGGCTTTGTATACTATAAGGATTAGTGCCTGGATTGCCCGCTTCTCCAGTCTTTATATGATTCTCTAACCATTTATGCATACGTGTGCCACGACCAGCAGCCTCAGTAGTAATCTGTTTAGCTTTTTCTTCGCCTACACGTTTACGCCATTCTTGTAATGCTTTTTTCTTTTCCTCTGGCTTAGTAGCATCTAGTATTGTGGTGACACTGGGTACTGCAAATCCGTCTGGGGTCACATATTTCCTTGACCCATCTATAGTTTGCTTTTTTAATTCAGCATAAGGATATTTTGTTGGGATATATATCAAACAGTAAAACTCTCGCCGCAGCCGCAGCGTCCACTTTCATTAGGATTAATAAATTCAAATTTTTCATTTAATCCCTGTCTAATATAATCAACTGTCATACCTTCAAGATGCTTATATGCATCTTTTGTGACCCAAACATAAACATCATCATGTATGCTTAAAAAATCTTCTGATTTCCATTCATCAGCAAATTCAATTTTATAGGCATAACCACTGCATCCTGTTTTAGTTATACCCAATCTTATTCCTAATCCTTTGCCGCGATCTTTTAATTGTTCTTTAAATCTAGTTTTAGCATTACTGGTTAATGTTATCATATCTATATTATAATATAAAGCAACCTAAAGTCAAGTAATAGATTATTTGTTTAGTGCTTTTTTAGCCATTTTACTTACTGTGTCTTTACTACTTTCGCTTGACTGAGGTTCAGGAGGTGGTTGCTCTTTATTTCCTCTAAACACTACCTCACCATTTTGAATATTTAATATACTTTTCTTAAATGGGTTTTTATCACTAGAAACCATTTTTAAAACATCTTTTTCAGTAAGTGTATAGTTTGAATCGCTTTGCTGTAAATAATTATTAATCCATTTAGTAAGTTGATATAATGACCAATTAGATTTTAGTTGTTGTTGATTACGCAAATCTTCAAGACGGCCAGCTGCAACTAAAATCGCATTAACCTCATCATTTTGATTTTCAAACTCAAAGAGATACATTTATTATCTCTTTGCGCGGCCAACTGCTCCAACTGGTTCTTCTGGTTCTTCAACTGGGGCTTTATCAGGTGCTGCTGGTTCAGTAGTAGCAACTACATCTGTAACTGCCATTTCTTCGCCGCCGCTTGCAGGCGTAAATTCGCCATCTGTTTGTTGTCCTGTTAAAGCATTTAATGCTTCATTTAATGTTGAGCGTGTTTGGCTTAATGTTTGATTTAGTTGTGTCAAAGCACTGCTTGCTGCTTGGTTGTATGTGTTTGCTTCATTTACTCCAACTTCGCTTTGCATACTGTCAACTAATGCTGGTAATTCTTTAACCAACATATCGTTACATTGTTCTACCATTTTTTGAACTTTATCAACTATTTCTTGAGCCGCAAGTGTCACAGTTGCCTGTTCTACTGCTTGATTTTCTATAATTATTGAAGAATTAGAAAATGTTTTATAATGCTGTGTTAGGGCTTCAGCAATCATTAATGCCTTTAGATAGGATGAATTGTTATGTGAATCATATGAAGCCTTCTTTTTAGTTTCTTCAATAACATTCATAAATTGAACTAGCATTTTTCTAGTTTGTATTTTATTAAACTTGCTTACATCTAAGTCATAGTTAAAGTTATTTTTTAGTGCTGATACGGCAACGTCCGTATTATCAAAATGTTCTAGTTTCATGGTATTACATCCTATAGTGTATTTATCATCCAAATAAAAAATTATTAATGAGTTGTGTATTCTTTAAATGTCTTGTTCTGCCAATATTTACTATATTCAACGTAAAGATTCATGGCTTTTTGTGCAGTTTTACGTCTAATTTTATCTTCAGATAGTTTGGCTAAATGCACATATCTATTCTCAATATTTCTATCAACAAGTCGTTTATGATTAGTAATAGTAGCACTTAAACTATCCAATGTTTCATCTAGTTCTACGATTTTATTTAAATCTTTATGCTTATTATTTTTATGAAATACACACCAAGTCACTGCATATTTAAGTTGTCCAAACTTTATAATGATAGTCGGATCTTTTATCCATTGTACAGTATATAGTCCTTTGGAGTCTTTCGTTATTTGATATTGTCCAAAAAGGTGGTAACTGCCATCATCTTGTTTAAGGACTAGTAAGTCTTTAATCTTTTTTGATAAATCAATATGATTCATATTAATATTTAATAAAATGTATATTTTTTATAGGTTTTTCTATGCTTAAGTAAGGTTTTAATCTTAAATCTTCTGTACCACATATAAGCATAGGCACAGTTTTTACATCCTCCTTAAGATATGCTAATTCATCGTTGCCATCACTAAACACTGCGATACTACGTATCTCAAAATCAAACATCCAACAACTTGTAACATCCATATCAAAATAATTTACTGAAATATCAATATATTTCGGCACAGATATATTTTCAGGCTGACTACGCAAAGATATAGATTGTATTATAGTATCAAAGTTTATTTGTGTGTTACGTTTATGAACCCAGTCTTTATAATCTATACCCTCAGGCGGTTTAGCCCTATTAGGAATTCCAGTCTGCGTAATATCAAACAGTGTATAACAAGCAATTTTATCGCTCATCCTCTATTTACAAACATAAAAAAGCCCGGGAATTTTAGTTCCCGGGCTCTATGTCGCATAACTTTAACTAATTATTAGTTAGTGAAAGTTGCTGAGGCTGCTACTGTTACTGCTGCTGGGGCAACTGCGTCTACTGCTGTTTTTAGAGTAGCTGCTGTATATGCTCCAGTTGGATACAATGCTAGTGCGATTGTGTCGTTAGCTGCATCAGTATATTCATAAATCATAACTGTTGAAATCTGTTGAACAGTTTGCATGATTGTGTTTACTTCTGTACCAGTCAATGCGCCGTCTGCTGTGATTGTGAAAAAATCAAGCTTTGGGCCTTGTGGCTGTACAGTAAGTGCTGAACTGACTGCGTTTACACCTGAATTTGTGTATGAGTTTGCATCTAAGTGAAATACTGGTTTTAAGTCGCCAGAGACTCTAGTGAATTGTGCCATTTTTTAAATCTCCATGTTGTTTGACCTTCAAAGAGGTCTACTATTATTTAGTCCATTTACTAAAATACATGGATTTGGACAGACTTTTTAACTTATTCTTGTGTACCTAAAGCCTGTCTTATTTGTGCTTTTTGTTGCTGTGGTAGATTTTTAACAATATTAATAAGTTTGTCAACTTTCTGTATACGTGGTGTTTGAGAGGTAACTGCTGGACTTGTAGACGCAGAAGGTTGAGTTGAAGTTTTTGCTGCTGTTTTCTTTAAACCAGCTGCTGTTTTTAGTGAGGTTGGACTTACTTCATCCAACTCTTTACTTTCATTAATAATTTCATGCATTCTCATATTATTATTTATCTATTTGTTTGTTTTTTTTAACAGATTTTGCGAATCGACTAGGCTCTCTATTTTTAATAGAACTTAGTAACTTCTTTTCAAATAATTCTGCTGTTTCGGTATTATAGTGGCGCTCCATTAATTTAATTAAATTAATAGCACTAGTAATAATATTAGTGCCGCGACTTTCGACAATATGTGGAATATCACGGTTTAAAGATATGGAGTCTAATTCCTCTAAGAGGCTTTTAGTTCTTTTTTGCATATAGATACCTTTCTAATATTTATCTTGTAAAGGTGTCTATTGTCCTAAATCTCTTAATAATGACTTTAGTTTAGAAGCCCCTATATTTGCTGATACTTTGCTTGATTCTTCTGATATTGTATTAGCAGTAATCTGTGAGGTGTTCTTAATTTGTGCTAATAATTCACTACCTGTAGTCTGCGGTTTTGGGTCATTTAGATGATTGTTATCAGTAATACGTAGTGTTTCAACATCAAACGCAAGTTCAATCTTCTGACCTACACCCGAACTACTACGTGTTTTCATCAACTGTATCTGATAAAGTCCACGCTCACGCATACTGCGACTTGTAAATATACCAAACACATTATCCGCAGTATTGATCTTACTGATACCACCTGCTATATGACTATGATCAAATTCGATTTCTTCAACTGCACTACGATTTAACTGACTAGCCGTTACAAACACTACATTAAGTTCCTTAGCAAGATTGCGTAGTTCTTCGCTAACATACTTGTCTTTAACAAACAAATCATTGGGACTGACTTTAGCACTTACAGGCATGACTAAATCTAGATAGTCTACACACAAGAAGTCTACACGCATATCTGTTTGTATCTGTAATTCTTTTACATATGCTCTTATATCGTTGACATTGCTTTGTGCTGGCATATATTTGATACGCAGTTGTCCAGACTTTTTAGATACCATCTTTACTTTCATTTCAACATTATCTAGATCCTTAAAGATTTCTCTAGTACTTGTATCTGTCATCATACTATCTAATCTCATACTACATAAACCTTCACTCAACTCTAGAGTAATGTATACCCCATTCATACCTTTCTGTACCCAATTTACAGCAAGATTTTGCATGATCAAACTTTTACCAGAGCCACTACCACCTGCAAAGATTTGTAGTTCACCACGATTGAAACCACCATATAATTTATTATCCAGTGTAGGCCAGCCTGTGCTATTTTGTCCATTATTACTTTTTAATGCCATGAGTCTTGCACGTGGGTCAGCAAAGTAATCTGTACCCATGTCCTTCTGTAGAGAAATCTGAACAGCATCTTTGATCAGTTTTTCTACAGGCCCATATTCGCCCTTCTCAAGATAATCTGCGCTCTTAAGAATAGCCCTCTCAAGTTCTTGTCGTTTAGTAAACGATTCAAATTCTTCTAGAAACCAATCATAATGCCCTTCATCTAATTCTGGAATAGTTTCTATACTGATTTCTGTAGTAGCCTTGATCTGAATTGGATCTGGCATAACATTATATTTTTTAGTATGTTCTATTATGAACTCCGCAACAGGACGTAATCTACGATCAAAGTTAGCACCATTCATAATGTTCATAACACGGGTATACAACTCCGCATTCGTTACCATCATACGTAAAAATAATGTTTGAACTTCTATATTATAATCGTTTATCAAGTTGCTTCCTCTTTACTTCAATTTTAATTTTGCTATTAGTAGTTGATTGTAAAATACTTAGTATAGTTGATAAGCGTCCATATTTTACTACACTATCGTTAATGTCCTTTATTCCTGGATTCCATTCAGGAATACTAACATAAAATCCTAAATCTAGCGCACGATTTATAATTTCTAATCCTGACTTATCTTGGTCTGGAACAATAATTATTTTTTTGTTTAATCTTGAAAGAATAGCAGCTTGCCCATCATTAATAGAATTTGTAGTCAAGGCACAACCATTTATACTAAGAGCATCAAATATACCCTCTGAAACAATACATACACTAGATTCGGGCTTTTGTAAGTCATATCCAAATACAAATCCTTTTTGTTGTTCGTTTATAAATTTAGGTTTATGATCATCTAAATATCTGCTAGTATAACCTACTATTTTATTTTCAAATGTATATGGAATAATAATACGATTTGCATTACGTCCTTCTGCATCAGGAGTACATAAAAAAGGATAATCTTCTAATTGTATTTTACGATTTAGTAAATATTCTACAAATCTATTATGTTTTTGGTTATCTTTACTAATCAATTCAGCGTCAGGTAATTTAATTTCTTTAAATTTAATTATTCGTGCTTCTCGTTTAGCCTTAACAAAATCAATTAAATCTTTGTGCTGTAAACTTTCAAAACTCCATCTATCAATTTGATCTTTATCAATACCACAATACGAAAACAATAGTCTTGTACTTCTGCTTAAACTTTTTCCTAAGGTAAATCCAGATTTGAAGCCACAATTGAAACAATGATAACTCCAGTTATCGCCATCAAACTTTATACCCCCTCGACCTCTACGATCAGATTTATGTCCACGATACTGGCAGCATACAGCGTTAAAACTATGCCAACCACTTTGCGTTGTTTTTTTCTTGCCTGGAATTATTTGAAGAATATCGAACACTTTGTAATTATAACACAGTGTTGCGTAGAAACAAATACTATTGGTAACTTATCTTGCCAAAATATTAGTGACTACCCCAGCATTACTAGTAAACACCATACGTACAAATGGATGGTAACCTTCTATTGTATATCCTTTTGTTGCGCTCACGTTTTCATATTCATCACTTGTAATAATTGGATACCAATCAGTTAATGTTTGAGTAAATGTGCCTTCTACAGCAACATATCCATTATATTCAGTAAGTTTAGTTTGAATAGTGAGTACAGGATTATTTTGTGTATTGATAACTGAACTATAATATGTATTAGCATTAGCCAATGGATTTTCACTATTAACATTAGCATCTAGATTAGGGAAGGGCTGACCCGTTGGAATAGTTACAATTTGACTTGGCACAAAACTTGGTAACACACTGTTTAATATATTCATATCTCCGCGCGCACCGGCTGCTGGATCTACAAACACAGGATAGTCGAAATCACCTACTGGAATCTCTAAACTATAATATGCTTTTTGAGCAGGAATATCTTCTAGATCGGCTGCATCTAAATGTAGATATGCTATACCAGTAACTGGTAGTTCAAGTGTTAGCGATTTTTGTATTAGTACAATTGTACCATTATAGTTAATAATACGACAAGTTATTGTCTTGCCTGTAATATCAACTGGTTTCTGCTCCTGATTTAAGAACTGAAACTGTATTTTATTATCTACCCCTTTATGTAGATTAAGTGTTTTAGCATAGTTTGGCATATAGGCCCTCGGACTGTTGCCTGATAAGAGAACAACAATCTGACGTTGAGTAAAAAGTAAAACTGATGTACTATATCCTACATTTGTGACCGTCACAATTATTGCTCCTACTAATATTTATTCATATAAAAAGTAAAATTTATATATGGGTGAAGTAGAGTAAATAATACTGACTTATTACACATGATACCTAAAGATTTTTTTAAAAAATTAAGTGAAAATCATCCTTTTATCAGCGTTTGCTCAGTAGCAAATCAAGATTATGTAGGGATAATGCAAAACCGTGATGATTCCTATACCACTATATATGATTATGGCGCTATAACAGATTTGCGTAACAAGCAAAAGTTCTTAGAATTAGGAGAAGTCTGGTGGTGGGAAAGCAATCGTCAGATACCAATTAATATATTTTTAAAAGAGGAATGGTCTATTTTTAGACCCTACATCAAGACTTTTAGTAACAAAAATCTAACACTAATACATGGGCCTATAATAAGTTTAAGTGAATTTAACAAAAAGCGAATACGTAGAAAAAGTATTACCTTAGTTCGTAAAATTTCATAATTTTCGCCTACGCTTTTCTTTAGCGAGTGCTAGTGCTACAGGTCCAACCCTAGTATCAAAACATATACCATCTAAATGATCTATCTCATGTTGGAAAACTCTGGCTTTAATACCTGTAAATTCTGTTGTAATTTTTTGACCTGATATGTCTTGATATGAAACTTGTATCCTACTACTACGATTAACGCGCAACCATAGTTTAGGAAAACTCAAACAGCCTTCTATATCTTTAATGACATCACCCTCTTTTATCAAAATTGAAGGATTAATTATAGCATAGAGTTGCTGTTCATTACCCATGATAAACAATCGTTTCTGTATTCCTACTTGTGGGGCGGCAAGACCTATACCATTGTTCTCAAACATAATCTTAGTCATGGCTTTGATCAATTCTGAAGGGTCGCCGTCGATATCAAAATCATATAATAAACTAATTTCTTGTAATTGTTTATGACCTTCTTCAAGTAATTTGAGTTGCATTTTCGCTTAATAAATTCATATGCACTACGACAAGATTTGCATAAGCAACAGCGTGTGACTTTTTAAAACTATATGTATCCTGCTTTAAATCCCATATTGTTTTACTTACTTCTTTCCAAGATAACCCAATCAAATGTTTTTTACCTGGTCTTATAACTGCTAGAAACATTGCTAATCTTGGTATACTATTTATTGGCTCAGGCATGCGTTGTATAGAATTGTAATGATTACCTACGTGTATTAGTTGTTTTACAAAGTTTATATCGTTAAATAAAGCCCAGTTAGGTTCACGCATTAGTTCAACTAAATGTTTTTCATCACGTACCATTTTATATACATGTATATTAAGCATGTCTAGTTTCATGTAGCCACGTGCTTCAGCTATTTCATAATCTATGGATGCCATACCAGATACAGGATCATAGGGTATTTCTGTAACATAAACACCAGTAGCATGTTTACGTATGATTGATTGATGATTTTTTTGTTTTGATACTTTTGCGTTGTACATTGCCGCAGGAATATGATTGATCTTTTCTAAGATTAGATCACGATTTCCAAAATCAATATCAATATCACTACGAAATTTCATTTCCATCTTAGTAAAAACCATGTCTCTTTTTCTGGATCTTTAATTTCTATAAATAGTTGCGGAGGAAATCCTGCTACACGTAAAATCCAACTCTCCAAATCTTTACTACGCCATTCTACAAACTGCGATACGCTATTCATATCATATTTTCCTAAAGCATCATTAAAATTATCTTGTACATTCTCTGTTAGCCATGTTAATACTTCGTTTTTTTTATCATATGGCAATGTATGTCGCTTATTCATTTTTTAATACTTAGTTTCTTATATGCTTCTTGTACAACAATAGCCTGACGTTCAGCATCTTCTACAGCCTTATGTGTAGTAACATGCCCTCCATCTTTTAATTTAACATCTGCAATTTCGTAAAGAGTTCGTGTATCTCTAACTGTATAGAATGGCCAAGGAATAGGATTAGGCCTTTCACTAGTCTGTCGCATACCTGTTTCACAAGCAACAATATCAAATGGCGCGCCATGACTCCATACTGCTCTACGATTCCAACCTATCTTATATAGTATTTCCATACAGTCTTTAAATGGCAGTCTGTCACGTTCATCAAATGCTTCATCAAGCGCAGCAGGATTTTGTTGGCTCCACCACTGAATAGTACTATCACAAATGATACGATTGTATTTTTCAGTTTGATCTTCGATTGTAGGCTTTAGTGTCCAACCCTCAGCAATACCTTGACCATAAGGATCAAATCTTACAATACCAATAGTAAGGATAACACAATAAGGACTTGTGTCCAGTGTTTCCAAATCTATCATTAAATCATTTGCCATACTTAAGAATATACACTATAAACTTCTTCTCGTCAAGTACCTTATAATCGTCGGTCATCATACCTTCGTTTGTTTCTATTGGTCTAAACCCATATTTGTTTTCAAGCCATATAGTAAATTCTCTATGATCTCGACTTTGTGTTTCGTTATAAAACTCTAGTTTGAGATTCTTTAGATTTGACCAATATTTGAAACGTGATAATCTTTTATCTATATTTGGATCGTCATCATCAAAATCTTGAAAATCTTTAGGAATTTGCATTACTTGCCCAAACATTATCCAGTTGTTTCACTTCTTCAAGTATACTACTATCAAGATAATTGATCAAGAGGGCTGGCCGATCATGCACACTAGGATTGGGCATACTACTATGAAGTATACGGCAGTTATATAATAATACAGTACCCCTAAGCATATCTGGTTGTATGGCATTCTCAGTAAACCAGCGATCATAATTTCCAGTATAGCATTGTTTGATTTCATAGTTGCGCTTTTGACTATATGGAACTAATCCAGTGCTACCATTTTCTTTAGTAGTGTCCTCAAGTGAAATAATACATTGTATGCCTAATAATCTAGGGTCATAGTTCCATTTAGTAAATCTATGCGGAGTATCAACATGTGGGTTTATCCATGTTGATTTAGCATTGATAGTTACAACATCACTTACGTAAAATGCAAAGTTGGCGAAATTTTGAGTTACTAACGGATCCAATAATCTACGTATAGCCAATGTTTCTGGATAATCGTTTACTGTTTGGCTCCACCATACACTGATATCTTCTAGGTTCTTGATATCGTCGCGTTCAGCATAAACTTTCTTGCTGCTGCTGGCACGTACAGGACGCAAGTCAAACATGCGTTTTCTGAAGTTTGTAATTAGATGATTAGGAATAAAACTTTGCAAATTTATATATCCTTCGCCTCTTGATAGTGTTTCATGCATATTTTTCACATTCATTCTACTTCATAAGTTTTTATATTTCGTAATGATTGAATCATCATAGGTTCACTTTTTTCAAATAACTCTGGACTTGATGCTAGTATAAAACTGTTACAACTATATCTTACACCACTATCAATATTTGAAACTTCATGCACCCAAAAAGGACCTGCAGGGAAAATAAGAGCATCACCTTGATTCATACGTATTGTATATTTACCGTTCCAAAATTTGAATATGCCACCCTCAAATTCATCGTTTAGTTGAAATGTACAACTAGCATAGATAAATGGATTGCCGTCAATATGTGGATGTATCCAACCGCCTGGATTATACTTCATAAGTCTATAACGATGACTACATTTTAAATATATTTTTAGTAATGGAATATGAAAACTTTCAAATTTTTCTAGATGCTTTACCCATTCATTTATCATGTACTCAGTTTTATTGAATAGCAAGTTATAGGTATATGATATAGGTCGTAAGTCTACTTTTGTATATGTTGATACTGTATTAATACCAGTATTGGCATGCATACAACTTTCTTTATGTGCTTTTGCTTGTCTTGATTCATATTCATCAATAAGCTTCTTACAATCTTCTTGACTAATTACATTTTTCAAATGTAAAATTTGATTTGTCATATCCATATTATTCAACCTTTAGACTGAACCAAATCGCATCTGTTTCTTCTTTGAAGCAGAAATCCATATAATCTTTACAAACATTGGTAGTAAATCTATCACCCGGTAAACCAAAATATTCTATTGCTATAGCGCAAATATCATTCCAATTTTGGTAATAGTTAGTCCAATGTATTCTTACACGGTATTTATTGTTGTCAATAACCACCGGCTTTTAATAAACTTTTAACTTCTTTCAACATATCACTATGACGTTTGAAACGTATAGCCCACTGTTCTGGTTGTATATAGTCTACAATCATTTTGATTTGTGTCTCATCCAAATTAGACAGGAATTCAGTGCCACTTTCACTTTGATATAACATCCAAGGACTTATTTTGCCCTTAGTTATATTATAACAAATACGATTTTTGTTACCATATCTAAAGATATCTTTAGTTTGTATACCATCTTGTTTAGCAAGATCAATAGTTGTTTCAATACTACGTGCAATAGCATCTAGTGGATCTTCTTCTTTTAAGTATGATATAATAAAATCAGTATAGGACTTATCCTTCGCCCAACGATCAATACTAATCTTATTTTTAATCAAATAATTAGCATATCTTCCTACATTGATAACATGTGCATCGATGCAGTAATGTCCAAATTTTACAAAGGCAGAATAATATGCACTCTTTATAAAATCCATATACTGACGTTGCTTCTTGCCTGCTGTGTTTTTTTTATAAAATTCTAGCCAGGTATTATAGCCAATAATATTACCTTTAAGATCACGTTGTTGATATCTGCGTTTTGTTTCGCACATATGTACAATTATACTTGTTTCTCTAGCGAACTCCTTCCCACAGAATTCGCAGACATGTTTAATTACCTGCGTTTTTTTCGTATTCTTGGATTTCTTCATCAGTAATAAGCTCATTTAAAACATTAAGGTCTGTAATTTTCATAGTTGGAAATTTTTCTGCCAAATAACAAGTTCGTTTTTGTTGTTCAATATATAACTTAGATATTTCATCTATCAATTTAACATCAACCTTAGGATGTAATTTTGTAAAATATTTTACAACTTCTTCTCTAGTAGCGGGCTTTTTGTATTCAACAACTGATTTACTAAGTGTCGGAAGATATTCTCTAAATTGTTTTCCTTTGCCTAGACTGGCTGCACACAAAGTTAGCCATTGTAATTTAGGATTATCCTGCATTTTTTCTGCAAACATATGTGTGTTTGCTATACGATTAGTTTGTTTGAGTGCAAGATTTTGGTCTTTGCCTTTAACACTTGACATCCATATTAATAACATATAAGGCTTAAACTTGCGCTTTTGCTCTTCAGTTAAGTTGTCATAATAATTGTAATCCTTATTATCAATGGCGGCTAAAGCCTCGAAGAGGTCAAAATCTACATTCGTTAACTTTTCATCAACTGATGTCTTTGTTTTGGACATATTCTTCTACTATAGCACTATACCCATATAATTTCAAGGCATATTCTAAAGCTAGTTCTTTATCTTCAAATAATAATGGATTAAGTTTAAACTGGCTATCTTCTGTAACCCATAACCAATCATTATACTCACCATGATTATCTAAGGATATTGGAACTTTAATACCGTACATCATCAAAACACCTGATTATAATCAACAACTTCACAATTTCTACTAATTTCTTTTACAAAATATACACAGGGAGGTTTAGGACTATCATTTAATGGTACACATAAGAATTGTCCATTGCGTAGTCTTGGGCTGTACCATGTCACATCATTGTAAATATCTAATATTTCTACTGTTTGAAATGTAGGACTGAATGCACTAAGTGGATTATATTCGAACGCACTAAAACCTCTATCATTCAGACTACTCAATGGCAGTGTTTCTAAGTCTCCATATTCCTTTTCACCAATCAATATTTGCCAATCTAATGGCATCTTAATTTTATGCTTACCAATCTTAAGTACAAGTGCTGGACTGTTAAATGATTCTAAAAAGATTAATGGTATGTAATGATAATCTACACCTTGAGGATTGCTATTGTCCAGTATAGCAAAACGCATGTCATCAATTTCTTCGGGTAGTGTTTCTAAGTTATAGGCTATGTTATCTAATGTTAATATACGCATGTTCTAATTTTACTACTATATAAATCAATAGTCAAGTTTCTCCAATGTAAATGGATACTTTGCTTCCTTATAAAATGCTTTTCTTTGTGTCAAATGACGTTTGGCAAATTTACAATCGCTTGTAATATCCCAAATCTCTACATGATCCTTGTCTTCCGCTTTTCTAATACCGCGTCCAATCGATTGGATAACTCTGACAAATGACTTGCCGGGCTCAATAAGAACAAGATTGAAAATGCGAGGGATATTAATACCCACAGCAGCAACTCCATAAGTGGCAACAATAACTTTAGTATTGCTAGTCTTAATTTCATCATATTCTTCTTTACGCTCCATTAGTTTTGTCTCGCCTGAGATGAATACACTATCATCTATACGTGATTGTAATTCGCGTCCTGCATTGACACGATCAACAAGTACTAGTGTATTACCACTATCTTTAATTTTGTTAATTAACTGGCCAATTTTGTCTAGGCGCTCACTATGCTCTAACAAATATTTGAGTTCGCTTTGATAATTGGTAAACTCTACACCATCTTTTAATTGAACTATGTTCACATGACATTGTGCTAACACACCTTTTTCTTGTAATTCAGCCGCGCTAAGTTTTCCTATTACAGGTCCCAGACTTACAAGTAAACTAATTTGCTCATACATGGCTTTAGGTATAGTGCCTGTCAACCCCCAGCGTATAGGTATTTGACTAAATGGGCCTGTAAGTAAGGACTTTAACGCATCAGCCTTAGCCATATGTACTTCATCTACCATTACACAAACAACATCCTCGATAAACTCTTTGATACTGACTTCTGCTTCGCCTGCTTTAGTATTCTTTAACATATTGTTAAGGCTTTGCCAAGTACAGATCGTATGCTGCTTGTTATATTCTTTTCTATCTCCAAAGTACACACCAACATCTAAGCCTAGATTGATGTAGTCTGCTTCAGTTTGCACTACAAGGCTTTTATTTGGAACTATCACTATGCTGCGTCCATAATGCTCAACGCTTTTTGATAGAGCCGCTGTCATTATAGTCTTACCTGCACCTGTGGCTACCTCTTGAATACACTGAGTGTTATTTAAAAAGTTATTGATAATTTCTACCTGATAATCACGAAGGACGATTGGTTCGCCTTGTTGCGTATGACCTTTAGTCCAAACCTTATTGCTAAAACTATCTTCTTTAATCTGATCAAAACTATATGATGTTTGATACTCGCGTAGGTCTACAAGATCAATATCGTAATCATATTCTTGTAGTATGGGTACAACATCTGGTATTAAATTTATATATGTACTGCCTGCCAAACTACAATAACTTACCTTTCCGTTCCATCTACCAAGACGGACTGCGGGTAGATAACGTGCGCCCGGAATTTCATGTTCAAATTTACGCATCAATGCCTTACGGCAGTCCAACTCAAGACCTTCTATCTTGCAGTTGACTTCATCTTTGATAATTATTTTCGCTGTTCTCATGGTATAATTCTATTACACATCTTTCGCATAAACAATCAGTATATTGTTCAGTTTTATCCAATCTAATATAAGGCTGGTCAAAACACCAACAATCGTACCCTGAACCATTACATATAAATTTAGTCCTACATTTCTCGCAAATTAACTCTCTCATTTTACGTATACAGGTCTAGAATTTTTTATTAATATAACTTTACACGCTCTGCCCGGATTCCAAACAGCGGGGTTATTTTTAAAAGTTAGTATTATTTGGAAATCATTAGAATCGCTATCACTCGGTATTGAAACTTCTATGTCCGATAATTTAAATTTATTCACTATCTCTTTGTAAAGAGTATTTCTATATAACACATGCCCTTCAATAAGTATTTTTTTGATGTTTAGGTTATGTAGATAATTTATTAGTATATCAATTTCATCAATATCAATATCATAAATTTGTGAGGTAGCAAATTTTTGCTCCTCATTTACAACTAGATCATCGTCAATTTTAATTCCATACTTACTTAAAAAGAATATTGTTTGTGAATCATCACTAAGTTTAGTTGGTAAAACATTATAAAGTGGTTCGTTAAGTGCTGCAATATAAAAGTTATTGCCCACTTTTACAAGAGTAGGATCCCAGTAACAGTTTTCATATTTTTTAATATCGATTAACAAATCTTGTATATTTTTACTACATACCACATCTTCAAAGTTTTTATAAACTAAATCTAATGTATGTTTTAAATTAAATGTATTATAATCAGCCGTATAACATTTACGTTTTTTATTCCATATCAAATCACTACGACTTTTTTGTAATGCTGAGATAAATTTCTTACTAAAAGGATTTCTAACAGTAATTTCTTTATTAGTAACATTAATATAAGTTTTACGATATTCGGCTAATGTTTCAAGTAATGGATTTTTCCAAGATAAATTTTTTAGACTTTGTATATCCAAATTGTTATTGCGTAATTGCTTTTGGTACTTGTCTATCAATTTATCCAATAGTTTATTCTGCCCGGTCGTGACATTACGCTCAACGGCAATTTTGGCAAGATTACTAAAGAACAAATAATCTTGCTTACTTACATGAATGTGTCCTTGAGTTAGATAATCTACAAGGTCATCTTTTAATAGCATATCGTATATTTTACTATTATTTTATTTTGTTGTAAAGGAAAGAGGGTCATTACGACCCTCTCGCCTCAGCGGGTAACGGAGTATCAAGCCCGCTTCATAACAGTATTCTCAGCCAACATTCGCCAGTTAGCCGGGCTAATCTTAACAAGATCAGCAATCTTAAGAGCCATACGCATACTCAGTTCACGCAACTTTGCCTTGTTATCCCACATAAACTGCATGACCTGATCTGCCTCGCCATATTCAAAACTGTAGTCACGGAACAGGCCGCCATCAGTATCACGATGCACCTGCTTGATACGCAACAATTTGTCACGATCGGTGTCAATTGTTAAGTCAAGAAAGTGACAACGACTCTGAAGTGCCTCAAGATGATCCTGCAACTTTTTGCTTCTAATATGATCAAACTTAATGTTAGTGATAAAGATAGCCGAACCGTTGAAGTCAAACGCATCGGGTATGCCTTCACGCCTTAACATACTACTGTCACTATTCCAGTAAATACGCCGCTTTTTGCCACTATCAAGAGCAGCCTTGAGAATGTTGAGCGAGAGATCGTCCATCAACACACTGTCACAGTCATCGAACACTAGTACGTGATTTTTGTCACTATGCTTGAACAGTGTAGCATAGAGACCAAGTGCTGTCATAGCACCCTTGACGACCTCATACTTTAGAGTCTTACCTGCTATACGATCAAACATACTAGCCTTTTCTAACTGCTGCTCAACTCCAAAACTCTTGCCAACGCCGGGAGGGCCACTCACAATCATAGCACGTATGCCACCGTTCGTAGTAGCACGTGCCATTTCATCAAGAATCGCAAAGCGGGTAGCAATACGATTCATAGCCTCGTCATCAGATTCCTGAACGACAGTAGCAGCGGGAACAAACTGACTAATATTTGCAGGGGCAGCACCGCCCACAAATTCATAGTCATGCTGATCCGTAACCTTGATACGAATGAGTGAACTCTGATTAGGGAACAGACCACCGTTTTCAACAGTAATCCACTTACCCGTCTTGCCACTCTGAAGTCCCTTTACCAACTTGAACTGGGTATTAATCACAGGGACCTTGCGATACGACCCATTCTTAACAAGAACAACTGACATAAAATACTCCGTTAATAATCAATCAACTATACTAGTATACGAAAAATCGTACCCTAGGTCAAGAACTATAAATCCAACAAAATCAACGACTTAGAATCTCTGTAAGTCTTTGATTTATAAGATCCATTTCAGCCTGCTCAACATAGAAGTCTGTTGTAGGATCGTAGTACTGCCCTGCTTTGGTATCGTAGTACAGTGTACGACCACTGAAGTCAAACGGACCTTCAAGACCCTTGCGTGGACCATATTTCTGCTCACGCAGGGGAAGTGTACGATAGCCCATATTAGCCCCAATCCTTGAAGTTACCAGATGCTTGATTATCTCTGTAGCCCCTAGCATATTCCTCACACTCCTGAAGGGTCATGCGGTCCTGACCAATTTCTTCAGAATTGTAAGTATCACCCACAAAGTAGTGGGGGCGAAAACCACGCTGATAATAACTATCAGCTGCTCCGCGATCATAGGGACCGCCGTGACGCTTATTGACCATTTGACAACTCCATATAAACAGCCTCGCGGACATCAGTATCCGTAGCCTCTTCAAACCCATCAAGTGTACTCAGATCATAGAGTAAGTCCATGACTTGGTCCCAGTCAAGTTCCGCTCGTTTTGCGGTCTCAACCACGCCCATTATCAGAGCATTACCTGCGTCTGTGAACATACCATAATACTTGATAGACATAAAAACTCCGTGAATCAACTGTATAGATAGTATGCGCCCAAACTAGGCCTAAATCAAGAACTATAATTCCAATAGAATCAATAACTTACGTAGCCGTCTAGAACCTAATAGGCCTGGATATAAGCGGGTCTGCTTAAATGTATAGCAATATAGCACTATACGCTGCTCTGGGGCTTTAAGACGATACTATTTCTTTAATTCATCAATTATTCTATTTTGTTCGTATTCCAATTGACTTACGCGAATATTAAACAAACAATACAAGATATAGGCTGCTACAATGCCAGTATATATTATGAAGCCATACTTAGGCGAAAGATATTCAAGTCCGTAGGCTATACCTGCCATTATACCTATAGCCATAGTAATTTGTAAAAAAGCCTTGGTGCGAATTTTCATTAACCTCTCCTTAAATTTATCACAAGATGTAGTGTACACAGGTCTATATATTGTGTCAAACTTTATTAGCCCATTACTGATAACGTAGTGTGTAGAGTTTATCCATTTCGCCACGAAATGTTTTTATACTATCACAAATAGCATAAGGTATATTATCAATTTTTAATTTTATAAAAGTAGAATTGTATATACAAACTTCTACATCACTGCCTTGATATACAAAATTTATAATAGTTGCGTATGAATTTATAAATATTTTTGGTTTACTATCTAGGTAGTAGTTTTGTGTTGTAAGGTAGGCGTTGATTAAATGCACCACCTGTGTCATCAGGAGACCGTAACGTCTTCCATACCCGCAGTACGCAGGCGAACGATATGGCCTAGTTGCCATTGCTTGCTATCAAGACCCTTCATAATGCCAAGCCACTTGTTACGCAAAAGTGCTACCTCGTTGATTAGAACTTCAAAGTCAATAACTTCATCTTCGCCGTCCACATACTTTTCAGCATCACGGCTTGTTAGGGCCCTATTATATCCTTCTAAATATTTCTGAAAGTATTTACGTCTTAACTTACGTAATTGTATGTTAAGATAATTCAATACTGCCTCAATCTCTTGTAATTGATTGAAGCGTTCTTCTGTGATACCGGGTAAGTTTGAGATATTTTTCTCTACCCTTCCACCTACACGGCAATCATATTTTGCTTGTAATAGTTCTGCTTCATAATGACTTATGAAGTCGGGGATTACACTTAAATCAGTTGTGATTCTGGTATACCAGTTCATTCATCACCAATTATCGTCGTAATCCTCATCTTCCTCTTCTTCCTCTTCGTACTCGTCCTCTTCCTCTTCCTGTGATGCGACATACGCTTTTATAGCATCCATTACATCACTATCTCTACGAAACTCTGCCTTGATATCGCTTGCTTCATAATCATTTTGAATAAGAACATCTACAAGTGATTCCGCAGCATCTGGAAGATTCGTTTCATCAATTTCGCTTTTAACAGCACGCCATACTTCAGCTACAACTGTAATACTCATCTGAGTTATTCCTCCACTACAGAATTTGTATTACTTATCTTTTGTTTACGATTTTGATATTCTAACATTACTTTGTCGAGGCAATGATCTTCGTTGCTTTCCCAACCCTTGCGAAAGAATTTAAGTGACTCTCCATCTTCAGTAACATAACTAAGTCTATTACCTTCTTTTGTTAAAATATTTGCTTTCTCAAATAAATCAAGCAATCCACTATATGGATTCATGCCAGTTTCATAAGGAATCTTAACTTGTACACTTTCAAATGGCTTTGCGTATCGTGTTTTCATGACCTTACAAGCACTACGAATACCACGCACTTCAGTAATCTTATTACCATCATCATCTTCCTTTAGTTTAAGTTTTTTCATAGCGACAACAATACTTGACGCATAGATGAAGCCTTGACCACCGCTGATCTTGTCATCTGGATCAAACATATCTTGTGACGCATATGTATGATTAGTTGCGACTAGACCAACATTATGACTACCAAACATGTTCACACAGTTACGAACAAGCGCAGTCAATGCTTTGGGCTTGCGACCCATGTCACCCTTCATATCGCCTGCTTCAAATTGATTCACATCAGTTGGAGTCAACAACATACCAAGGCTGTCAATGATAAACAATACCTTAGGCTTTTCACCTTCAGGCATAGTTTTATATGACTTCATAAATTCACTGATAGTTTTGGCAACATCGTCAATCATTGCCATATTGAGTTTCAATAACTTATCTTCACTAGTATCAACATCAAGCGCCTTTAGCCAAGTTTCATCTAATGCATTTTCTGTATCAACTAATACGACAAAAATGCCCTGTTGTTGAGCATGCCTTACAAGGTTGCCTGAACAAATATAACTCTTGCCTGAACCGGGTTCGCCTGCGAATACAGTGACCTTACCTAATGGGACTCCTTTGTTAAAGTCTCCGCTAATAAGATAATTGAGAGCGTGGTTACCGGTACTGATCCAATCAGTAGGATCATTGAAACCAATGCTAAGACCTTCAATACTTTTGGTAATATCTTTTCTAAATTTACTAACATCAAATGGTTTGGCCACAAGCCCTCCTTATTTAAAAATATTCTTTCGTAA